GAAGATAAAGTGAAAGAGTACTGCCAGTGCATCCGCAGAGAAATAGAACACTGGAAAGTTATCAATCAGAACGGGTGTAATGATCCGTTCTGGTCCGATGGATGCAACATGAATCTGACACGGAATCATATCATTTATTATCAGTCAAAGATCCATGAGGCCTGCACAGAAAATCAGTTGCCATTACCGGAGGAATGTTATTTATCCATACCGCCGGAAGTGGATAATAATTATATGGCAAATCTTAAGCAAAAACCACGGGTGGAGAGATTGCGTCAGTTAGGGAGGATCATGACTGGATGCATTTATCAGTACGACGAGAACCAGATGAGTTTATTTTAGGACCAGATAAAAAACCAAGCGATCATCATACCACCTTCCGCAATAGTATATGTGGCAATGATGGACGGTACACCGAAGATCTGGCGGGGAGAAGAATAAAATATTGGAGGATAGTGGCTTATGAAGTTTTCAAAACTGACTAAGCCAGAGCTTGAAACAATTATTGAAAACGCCAATTTCACGGAGCAGGAAGAAGAAATATTTTATCTTCTTGCCCGTGGACTTATTTCAAAAGAAATAGCCATGAGACTATGCGTATCAACAAGAACAGTGGAAAGAAGAATTTTTGATATTAAACAGAAAGTAAAAAAGTTAGAAGGTGAGTTAAACGGGAAATCTTTCAAATAGTGAGTTGTTGAATATTGCCATCGAAAATGGTATTATCAACATAGACACCATTCAGAAAAAAATTGAAATGAACGAAAGGAAAAAATTTATTGAAAAACACACTTACAGCATTTGGCAAGGAAAAGATGGAAAGTTTTACACATATTTGCCAGATGAAGATAATAAGAGAGGAAAGAGACTTGTAAAGAGAACATCTGAAAAAGCAATTGAAGATGAAATAGTAAAGTTCTATAAAGCTAAGGAGGATGAACCTACAGTTATTCAGGTATATTCTAATTGGATTTCTGAAAAACTTGAATATGGTGAAATAACAAGACAGACAAAGGACAAGTACGAGACAAATTTTAAAAGATTTTTTGAAAATAAGTATTTGCCGATTGCAAATAGAAAAATCCGGTACATTGATGAAGAAATATTGGAATCATTCATAAAAACAGCTATTTCAAAACTGGAACTTACGCAAAAAGCTTATTCTGATATGCGGATATTGATTAACGGAATTTTCAAATATGCAAAGAAAAAACATTATACCAGCCTGAGCATAACCAGTTTTATGGGTGATTTGGAAATTTCGGAAAAGTCATTTAAAAAGAACCATAAGTCAGACTGCGAATTGGTATTTTCTAAGGATGAGGAACTTTTAATTGAACGATTTGTAATGGAAAATGAGCCTACATTGATAGAACTTGGCATTATTTTGGCATTTAAAACAGGATTGAGAGTTGGGGAAATATCTACCCTCTCATGGTCTGATGTCGGAGAAAATAAGATACATATATCAAAGACAGAAATAAGATATAGAGATGATAATGGCAAATATGTATTTGATGTTCAAAATTTTCCTAAAAGTGATGCCGGGTTTAGAGATGTTATAATTACCGCAGATACCAAAGAACTTATGAGAAAAATAAAAATGCTCAATCCATTTGGGCAATATATTTTTATGAAAAACGGTAAACGAATAAAAGGTCAGGCATTTACAAGGCGGCTATATGTGATATGTGATAGAATAGGAATTGGTGAACGTTCAATTCACAAGGCAAGAAAGACATATGCAACAAAGTTGATAGATGGAAATGTTCCAGAATCGGTAATAAAAACACAAATGGGGCATACAGATATCAGAACAACTCTCGATCATTACTATTTTAATAACAAGACAGAGAGTGAAATGCAGGAATATATTGCAAAAGCATTATCAATGTAAAAGGTAACACGAGGTAACACCTTTGGAGATAAAGAAATTCAGTATTTATGCGGGTTTGAGAGAATTGATACCGAGTTCGAATCTCCCTTCCGCTACTAATTTTTAAAAATTGAAAACCTTGTGAAGCCTTGATTTTACTGGAAGAAAGGAGATTTTGAATGGTGTCTTTTCTGAAAGTAAAAATCAAAGGTAACACCAAAGGTAACACGAACAAATGTACGAACGCTTGAGGCGTTTTTTTTTATTACAATTTTGGCGGTAATGCGGCGGGAAACAGGCGTTATTTAGACGGTATTCTGGCGGTTTTACCGTCTTTTTTTATGCCACAATATAAGCAAAGGGAGGGATGATAATGTTTTCTGACGATGTTCTTGAGAAAATTTTTGCCAGAAAAGAATTGCAATCATTAGATTTGTCAACGCAGTCATCTATCATTCACGCAATCGAGGATGTTTTGGAGGAGGTTGAAGAAAATGAACATGAACGGAGTTTATCCGGCACCGGGATATAGTCAGCAAATTCCTTATCAGGCATCATATGGGTATAATCCATATGGTAATCAGCAAAGAATTGAACAGCCGCAAAATTATTTTCAACCGGCGCAAACACAGCAAATTCAGCAGACACAAATGACGCCTATTGGAATAAATGGGAAAATTGTGCCTTCTGTTGAAAATATTACTGCAAACGATGTGCCGATGGATGGAAGCGTGGCGTTTTTCCCAAAGCAGGATATGTCGGAAATATACGCCAAAAGCTGGAACTCAGATGGTACAATCCGCACAATCGTTTTTAAGCCTGTTTTAAATGATATGACTAACAATTTATCGCATGAGACGGAAAAAATGAAATTTGACCTATCAGACGAGTGCACAGGGGCATTTATGGGAAAGTTTGACGAACTGTTTGGGAAAATTGAACAGTTAGAGGAACGTATTGGTAAAATTCCGGTTCCACAGAAAAAAACTTCTCAAATTAAAAAGGAGAGTGAATCCGAATGAATCTGATGCAAATGATTTTGAACCAAATGATAAATTCTCCGCAGATGCAAAACAATCCAATGGCTAAAAATGCCATGCAGATGTATCAAAGCGGAGATACGGTCGGACTTAAGACAATGGCGGAGAATCTCTGCAAAGAAAGAGGAATTACAGTAGATGAAGCAAAGCAAAAGGTTATGAGTATGTTTAATCATTAGTACATTTTGGGTTGCGCGCACAATAACCGGTTATCCCATTTGTAAATAAATCAGATGGAGGTAAACAAAATGTTTAATGGAAACGCATCTCCTAGTCTTGCTGATATTGCAGCAGTGACAGGAAACGGAAGAAACAATGATGGCATGTGGGGCGGCGATGGCTGGTGGGCTATCATTATCTTCGCTATGATTTTTGGCTGGGGCGGCTTTGGCGGCAATGGCTGGGGAGGAAACGGAGGCATGGGAGCGACAGCATCTGCATACACCGACTCTGCAATTCAGCGTGGATTTGACACGCAGGCTATCATCGGAAAGTTAGATGGTATCACAAATGGTCTCTGTGATGGATTTTACGCACAGAATACCGCCGTTATGAACGGTTTCCATGGTGTAGACAATGCAATCTGCAACCTTGGCTACCAGACACAGCAGGGATTTAATACCACAAACGTGACACTTATGCAGGCGCAGAATGCTTTACAGTCCCAGTTGGCTAATTGCTGCTGCGAGACCAGGGAAGCTATCCAGGGTGTAAACTACAATATGTCACAGAACACCTGTGCACTGCAGAACACCATGAACAGCAACACAAGAGACATTATCGACAGCCAGCAGGCAGGAACAAGGGCAATCCTTGATTACCTGTGTCAGGAAAAGATTTCTTCCTTACAGGCAGAAAATAATGACTTAAGAAGAGCCGCATCACAGGATCGCCAGTCTGCATTGCTCACTACTGCAATGTCAGCGCAGACACAGCAGATCATCAACGCTGTAAATCCGGCTGCAATCCCGGCATATGTTGTTCCAAATCCTAACGCTTATGCGTATGGCTGTGGATGCAACACAGGATGTAGCTGCTAAAAGTAGCTGCTACACAAAATTGAATAATTGAGTATCTTAATTGAGTTTAACTCGATTATGTCTGCTGTGCAGTATTGCTTATAAACACAAAGGGCAGACTATAATGTTTGCCCTTATTTTTGAAAGAGAGGTAAATAATTATGGCAGAATTTACAGGAATTGCAATTCAAACTGTTGCGCAGGGAGAAGATGTGGCATTTACAGAAACTCAGGCAAGCGCAACAAAATGTATTGTTCATAGACAGGGAAGCGGCATTGTTAAATTGAGAGGACTTACAAATCAGTGCCGGGCAAGATTTTTGGTATCTTATTCCGGGAACATTCAAATTCCTACCGGTGGCACAGTTGAAGCTATTTCACTGGCTATTGCAATTGACGGAGAACCGTTGCAGTCAACTCGAATGATTGTTACACCGGCGGCAGTTGAAAACTTCTTTAACGTTTCGGCGCAGGCATATGTGGACGTTCCTCGCGGTTGTTGTGTTACGGTAGCGGTACAGAATACGTCTACGCAGTCAATCGAAGTTCAGAACAGCAATTTAATTGCAGTCCGGGAAGCGTAAGGAGGGCGGTTTTATGGATATTAAGAGAATGCACGAAATGATTGAAAAACTGTCTGAAAGCGCAGAGTGTGAGTTTGCAAAAGGTATCGAATGTGTAGATACAGAAGAGATGGGAAAAGTCACGGACATGCTTAAAGACCTTGCGGAAGCCATGTATTACCGGACGCTTACAAAATCAATGGACGAAGCAGAACCAGAGCAGGTTCTTGATATGTTTGAGCGTTACGGAGACGGCAGACGGTATTATGATCGTTACCGGTATGCAAACGGCAGATTTGCCCCAAAAGGAAGAGGTACGCGCCGCGGATATGAAGAACCTCCATACTGGCACATGACACCGGAAATGTACCGGGAAATGGAACACGACCGTGATATGGATCTTTCTTCCGGCAGAATGTATTACACCGAGCCTAAAATGTCATCAGAAGGTGGAATGCGTGATCGCAGAGAGGGCAAAAGCGGAATGAGCCGCAGAAGCTACATGGAAAGCAAAGAGCTTCACAAAGGCAATACGCCAGAAGACAAGGATGCAAAGATGCATGACCTTGAAAGATACATGAAAGAGCTTTCGGAGGATATGGCGGAGCTTATCTCTGACATGACACCGGAAGAGCGCACAATGACAAAAAGCAAGCTGTCAACGCTTGTTTCCAAAATGTAATGGCAGGGGCAGAAATGCCCCTGTTTTTTTGAACATTGACAACTGAATATCAGCTAGTGATTTGTGGATTTGGAAATTTTTCAAAAAGGTATTGACTTTTGTGTACTCATATATTAATATTTATGTGTACCCAAAAGAAAGGAGATGAAACAGTGTCACCAAGAACAGGCAGACCGACAGATAATCCCAAAAATAACATTATAAAAGTAAGAGCAACAGAAGAAGATAGAGAAAAACTTCTATATTGCTGTGAAAAGACCGGAATGACACAATATGATGTAGTAATGAAAGGGATTGATAAGGTCTATAACGAAATAAGAGCAACCGAAGCCCTAGACAAGTAACGGTTACTCTTACACTTACAGCCACCAAAAGCGGTTGATACATGGATTATACCGCTTTTTGGAATGGTTGTCAAACAGCAAACGAAAGGCAGGAAAAATCTATGAGAGAAATGTATATTGAAGAAATTACCAAAAATCTGAATGTACTCAGCGAACACTTTTTAAAATGTGTGTGGATTTTTACAAGTAACCTTGCATCCGACAAGAAAGGCGGTGCGAGATGAAAGAACAGCTGATAACGGAAATCCAGAGCATACAGGACGAAAAATTTTTGCAGTTCATTTTGAACACAATTATTTCATTTAAGCAGAAATTGGGGATTTGCTGATGAACAATATTCATATGAAACAATTAGAACAGACGTTAACCAGTATGGAAGTTGCGGGAATGGTAGGGAAAAGGCATTGTGATTTGATGCGTGACATCAACCGTTATTGTAAGCAAATCAACGAAGCCAATAATGGATTGGTTAGCGAACGCAAAATTGCGTTGGCTGATTTCTTCAGAGAAAGCACCTATAAGGACGAGCAAGGAAAAGAACGCCCATGCTATGACATCACGAAGAAAGGATGCGAATTTATCGCCCACAAGCTGACAGGAGTAAAGGGAACGGCTTTCACGGCTCAATACATCAATCGCTTCCACGACATGGAACAGGCTCTGAAAAATACGCAGGCTGAAATTCCGGAGAAAGACCCGTTTGCACGCTGGAGCATCGTAAAAAAGATAGAAAGTGGTAAATGGTTTAATAAAAATAACTGGAAACTCAAAATTATCTGTGACCGGTTCGGATGGACGAGAAAATTTTTATATCACAAAATTCTTGTGGAATTGTCTGACTTACATAACTTAGAACTTGTGGAAAAGTTCTATACAGTCACATATGGGCATAAACCGGAGTACAAGATGGACTTGCTAGACTACAGCAAAGAACTTGCTGGAACAGCAACAAGGTACATTAATTATTTGTTGATTGAAGAGCAAGAAGAATAACTTTAAATTTAGAAATCACTGGCTGATATTTGGCTGGTGGTTTCTTTTTTTGGAGGTAAATATGTTTGTGATAAATGGTATTGAATGGAAAATAGAATTTGTCCGTGGCGCAAGCAGTAAACTGATGCGCTCTGATGGCTCTACCAGCCTTGCTGTGACAGATTGGAATGATAGGATAATATATGTTTCAGATAAACCGAAAAATGGCTATTTGCGCAAAATACTGGCTCATGAGTTATGTCATTGTTTTTGCTTTTCCTATAACATTCATATGCCGATTGAGCAGGAAGAGTATCTTGCGGACTGGATCAGCCTGTACGGTACTGATTTGATCTATCTTTTGGATGATCTGATGTCAAACATTGATTGGAGGGCAGCATAGTGGACAAAATAGATGAATTGCTGCGGTATATTCACAGAACAAACCCGGAAATGACAAGGGAAAAGCTGATAAATGAACTAAGCAGAAGTGATTACGCCGCACGTTCTTTGCTTTTCACAAAAGAAGTTGTTTGTCAAGAAGAAAAATAGTAAAATGTTTTTGGGGTGATAGTATTGTACAATGGATGTCATACATCTTTTGATGTTATGAAAGAATATATGATCTATGGAGCGGAGCTTGATGAAAAATATCAGATCCCGATTGTCCCGGCATGCAGCTTGGATTATTTGCCGGAGGACTCCATAGATTTTGGAGAGAGCTTTTCACAAAAGATAAAAGGGCATAGAAAATTAAATGTGAATTTTTATATTGACGATTCAAAGTTTCAAAGACTGTGGAATAACCCGGATAAATACATGGAACACTTGAAGTGTTTCCATTCGGTCTGTATGCCGGATTTTAGTATTGCTACAGGCGATTGTGGTATGCCGTTTGCTTTGAATCTATATAACGTGTACCGGAACCATGCGCTTGCACATTATATGCTGCTGAACGGGATCCGTGTTATACCGTCCGTAGGCATCCCGGACAAAGACAATTATGATCTTTGCTTTGCCGGGTACAGTAAAGGCGGTGTGATCGCTGTATGCACAAATGGAAGAGTGCGGGCAAAGGCAGCTCGGATTGAGTTTTGCGAGGGATTCAAAGTAATGACAGACAGGCTGCAACCGCATACAGTGTTGATCGTCGGGAAGATACCGGATGAATTGAACACCGATGTAAAGATTGTAAATTACAAATCACGAAATCAGAAAGTGAATGAGGAATTTTCGAATGGGAACAAGAACAACGAAATCGCAGAAAAAGCAGAAACAGACCGAGAGCCAGAGAAAGAGAAGAGAGCGAATTAGTCAAATTTCACAAGTTGCGAAATGACGCATAATAATTTACTGTGCATATTGTCTTTTCACAGTTGGAATCTCATTTTTCAACTTTTGAATTTTTTTCTTCTTGGAAAACGGCTCGATTTTGAGATCAGAAATCAGAATTTTCACACCCCGGCGGTCTGCCGGTGATTCTTCAGATGCTTACTGGATGTATGCCGGTGGAGTGTGCCCGGACAAGATAAACGCAGCATTTACAGGTTCGCGACGTCGTAAAAACGATTTACAGACGTTTCGCGTTGTAAATATATAAAAGCACTGCATAGCCTTGCGCAAGCCTTAAAATGGCTTATACGTGTTCACTTAAGCGCATTATATGACCGGGCGTGTATCTTGTCAAGTTGCAATATATCAGGACACTGGAAAAAGCCGGGATGATTCCGGCTTAAAATTCCTCTATTTCTGCAGCATTTTGCTCCCATTCTGGAAGCGTTTTGAAAACTTCCCAAGCATCGTCGAACGTTTTAAAGTCCGTTCCTTTGCCGTCATTTCTGAAAAATCCATCTTCAACGCTATAAACACTTCCCATGCATGTGACTTGAAAAACTGTCTGTGCTCCGTTCGGATAAGTCATTTGTAAATCCTCCTAAAAAATAAAATTCCCTTCCGGGTAAAGGCAAGCCGGGGAATCGAACCCCGGAAAACCAAACTTGCCTATGCGATCGCTATAAGTCTATCATTTCGCATTGTTCGCGTGTATTCTTTCCCGCTTTTGTCGCAAACAATAACGCATCTGACGCTTTTCCCGCTCTTGGTAGGCTCAGCACTCTTTATTGTTTCTGTATAGCCAAAATTCCAAACTGTAATCATTCCCGGCTTGAGTTCTGCTGCCGGTATAGCGTTTCTTCTTTCATAAATCCATTGTAATTTAGCTATAGCCATATAATCAACCATCCTTTCGCTTTCTACAAATAAAGTTCCATAAGTCCTACGTTTTCATTTCTAACTAAGACAACACCCGGACGCGCCACGGAAACATATTGATTAACTATATTTTCTATTTTTTTAGGGTCATAATATGGCGCCAATTTTTCGCGTGTGTATTCTTTTGATTCTTCAAGTGTCATCATCTTCATAAAATCAACCATCCTTTCATTGTGTGCTTGTCTCATCAGTGGCAAGGTTGCAACCCTACACCAGACCGCCGCGCGGGCGGTTTCGACTATGCTATGCAGATTTCAAACACATCGCCTTGGATATGTTCAAAATCAACCTTTTCAAAAATCCCGATGCCGTAAAAGTCGGCTGTAAGTGTTCCAAAGTGGTTATATTCGCAGTTGATGCCGTTTTTTTCAAATTCCTGAATCGCATTACTGTTTTTATTTCCTGATTCCCAATTAATAAATAATCCTGTTCCTCTCATGTTTACACCTCCCTCTCAATTTCTACTTTATCAATTCTTCCGGCTTTCATTTCTTCCGAGATCGCCGCCAGTTCATCCAGGATATTTCCCTCTTCTGGTTGCTGAAAAGTGTAAGTATCGTTTATCTTTCCCTCAATTTTAATTTTAACTTTCATGATCGTTCCCTCCTGTTTTTGTGTTTTTTGTTTTCCTGTTGAGATTATAATACATTATAAACGGTGTAATTACAATATATAAATGCACCAAAAATAATGTATAAATAGAGAATGATTTTTGTGCATTATTTATAATGTAAACATACTTGAAAGCGATTTTAAAATAATGTATACTATTTTATATGAAAGAGAGGTGTTAAACTGTGCTTACTTATAAAATAGATGTGTTGGAGACATTAAAAGAAAGCGGTTATAATACAACACGATTGAGAAAAGAAAAGCTTCTTGGGGAAAACGCGATTCAGTCATTAAGACGCGGCGAAATGGTCGGAATAATTGCATTAGAAAAAATCTGCACTTTGCTGGATATGCAGCCGGGCAACATTATAAAATATGTGGAAAATGCAGAAAAATAAATACTTTAAAAATAATGTAAAAATATATTGACATTACATTATAGACGGTGTATTATAATCTTATCGAAAGGCAATGAACCAGTACGCAGGAGGGAACGGATATGAGATTTGACACTGATACGTTAAAAAACAGATACCATACATGCAGATCATACCTTGAAAAAAGATGTGAGGCATTGCCGGGACAGATTGAAAGAAAGTTTAAAAACGTCTCATGTTATCATGAATCATCCAGATGTTACGGCATGAGTAATTATATCAACGTCGAGATACAGAACGAAAACGGCGATTATCTTGACAGCTTCGATCTGAGAATTTCAGATCATTCCCCGACGGGTTCCGGGGAGAGCTGCGATAAGTATATTTATATCGACGGTAAAGAGTGGGCGGAGATAAAGAAAGAAGTGCTGGAATACATTGCGGCACGTCTTGAAAATGAGAGATAAAAAAATGAAAAAGGTTGATTTGAAAGGGTTTGAAACCGGGCGTCTTAAGGTTGTTGAAAAAGCCGGTAAGGACAAGAACGGGCGTACATTATGGCGGTGCGCCTGTTCATGCGGCAATGAATGTTTTTATATCACGTCACGTCTAACTGGCGGCTATGTGCAGTCATGCGGTTGTCTCCAGCGTGAACGCGCCGCGGAGTCAATCAGCATCGCAAGGGATAAACTTGTACACGAAAAAGGTAGTTGCTTAAATTCATACAACGCCCCGGATAATAAAAACAATTCATCCGGTATAAAAGGCGTTTATTATTATAAAAAGAGTGACAAATGGTGTGCACAGATTAAATTTTCCGGTAAAAATCATAATTTAGGACTTTATATTAATAAGGCGGATGCGGCAGCGGTAAGAAAAGCCGCTGAAAATTTCATAAAAGAAAATCACGATGCACCGGATAAAATAAACAGGTTTTTCTTGAAAAAGGAATATCTGGTGGCGTTGGTTAAAAAATTTTGACGGCTTGAAATATAGCCGTCTTTTTTTGTGCAAAACGTAGAAAATCTTTGTAAGAATTTTACAAAATTCCAAGAGTGATAATTTTATTACGGACAGGACTAAAATGATAGAATTGTACCAGTTTTGTTGCAATGCAACACTCTTGCAACAAATTGCAACATTTTTGCAACGTAGATATAGACACTAGAGTTAGAGAAAGAGTATATTCTCTCTTGTAATATAAAAATATATATTATAAATAAGGCAGTATATTTATATAAATAATATATATAATATACAGGCTTAAAATTTAATTTTAAAATATACCTTGACAAGAAAATGATAGAATGATATTGTTTTATTAAATTAAAAACGCATTCGGGCAACGGGCGGCGGCAGCCGTCGAGGTCCCGAAAGAAACGGACTTCATGCAGCCGGTACAGTCGAGATCATCATGATCTGATTGTATCAGTTGCATTTTTTATTTTAAGTATTCCAGTACTGGAGAGAGGAGATATATAACATGTCAGCAGTTGAAATGCAGGAAGTAAATAATACAGTTGATGTTTTTAAAAGTGATATTGACATGTATATAAATCTCTGGATGGAGGAGAGACATATAGAGGATTTATGCAAAGTATCGCAGAACAGATGGTATAACTGTTGTAAATATGTCTATGAGAATGTATTTAAAGTTAATCCAAAGTACCTAAAGGATGATAATAATATTAATAATGCCTATGATACAGATAAGGTTAACGAGGTATTAGATATATATATAGACCTGTGTAATGACTACGAGAAAGTAGTGAATATTGTTGGGTTTACATTCTTTACCGGAATACATAGAGATACGTTAAATGGGTGGGCTAATGGCGTGCAGCTAGGCTCTTCAGGTTCCGACATTTGCAAAAAACTTGACGAAATGCGTGAGGAAAGTTTGGTAGGTTTACAAGTTTCCGGCAAAGGAAATCCAATGAACTACATGCCATCACTCAACAAGTATTGTGGTTTCAATATGCCGGGCGTTAGAGATCAGGGATCCAGAGCAAGAGCGCTGACAGCCGAAGAACTGCCACGTCTTGGGGCTAATAATTGTATAGGATTGCCGAACAACTCCGACAATTCTGGTTGAAAAAAGCGAGAAAAACGCAATAGACAATTCAAACAATTTAAAACCCAGTGTTTAATGGTCTTAAGGCGCATTAAATCGTTGATACATTACGCAAAACAAGTGTTTTGCGAATAGTTGTAAAATACGAATGGAATTGAACGAACAATTCAAACAATTTATCAATGTTCAAAGCATGATTCTGCATGGAGGGGGAGGGGGTTTGATAGGTTGAGAAAATCAGCACTACTAAGTCCTTTAAATATCCTCAAAAACAAAAAGAGATTGGATGGAAAAGTATGAGAGTAGTATCACAAAGCAAAGACGTTTCGCTTGATTTTGACCGAGCGGTATTCACAGCAAATCATGGAATGATAACTGCTATGGTTGATGGAAAAACGTTTACCATTGGGACGTATGCAAATTTAGGTAGAGAAAAAGAAGTATTCTCTGATATGCACAAGGCATTTTCGGCTTTTCAAGTTATTAGCACAAACATGGATAAACAACAGGTGGCCGAAATGTTTGCAGTATCTGAAAACATATCGATCAGATGCGTTGAGATGAATGATCCTTGTATGGGAATAACTGTATTTGATAACATGGTCTATTACATGCCGGAAAAGTAGTGTTAATATAGCGCTATCGCCAAGCGGTAAGGCACTGGATTTTGATTCCAGTATTCGCAGGTTCGAATCCTGCTAAAGAAACTTGTGAGAGGAAAACAACCATGGTAATTATTAAAACGATTATATCGACGCTGGATGTTATTTTTATGCTGATACTATTTGTATCTGGCAGAGAATCCAAAGACAAAGAAACAGCAATTGCATTATGGGTACTTGTGATGTTGCTGTTGCTGAACATGTTTCTGATGTGGAGGTAACAGAATGTTTTATAGTCCAATATTTGGTATTTGCTTTCAGCTGCCTATCATTTGTGCAGAGGAAAGAATACATATAACAAAATCAAAGGAACCGGACAGCACCGGAGATTTACTCAATCTGGATAGCGACGCAGAGCACCAGAGTGAGAAATCGGAGCATCCAGTATAGCTAAACAAAATTTTAAATTACTGGCAACTTGTAAGAGTTGCTTACAAGATAAAAATCCTACATTGCGGCATTTTAATATGCCGTAGCGGAACGTAGCTCAGTTGGCAGAGCACTCGGCTTATATCCGAGCGGTCGCAGGTCCGATTCCTGCCGTTCCGATGGAGGAATGGGTTTAACGATCCATTCCGTAAATTCTCCTTCTTGGTGTTTTTCATGACACATCAATTTTGTATATCCGCTTAGTAAGGTGCTTTAATTAGAGGTATGAGCATGATTTTAAACTGTGTAAATTGTGGCGCACCAATTGAAAGTGACAAGAAAGCGTGCCCTTATTGCAAAACTCCATATGGTTTACGTACAAAGATAGAACTGGAACCATATATTGATTCAAACGGAAGGATTTGCAGACATGAACCGGAAATGATAGAAGTAACAACTTTGGAAGATTGTGAACATAGGTTTATTAGGAAGTAATTGAAATGTGTGATTTTTGCAATGGGAAAGAATCATATAAAACTGCATATGGAGAATTTAAAATCAAAAAATTGGGCTATATAAATGTTATTCAATGCCATATTGATAAATGTCCACAGTATGCTAAATGTTGTAGCAATGGAATGAACGTAGCGATAGCAATGGAAATTGAATTTTGCCCGATGTGTGGTAGAAAGTTGGTGGAAGAATGAGTAATATACATAAATTCAAAGTAGAACCAATAGAAGGACACCAGGCATGTGCTAAAGTTACAGTTGATGGCGAACAGTGCTTATGCAGTTCGTATAAAATAGAACATTATGCTGGAAGCCTTCCAATGGTCAATATAAACCTTATTGCCGATGTGAAATATGAGCAAGATGTAGAAATTAACATTGTAAACTTGCATGAAATAGCTTCGCTGATGGACAAGAAAACATTCAAGGAATTTTGCAGAGTTTGGGAGGATATTCACGATGAAGCATAGCAAAGAATGGTACACTTGCGACATGTGTGGTGCAGAAATTAAAAAAGGAATATTGTGCGGAAATTCGATTACAAAAAATGGTATTTTAAATGTCACATACGACTTGTGCTATAAATGCATGGAAGATTTTGAAAGGTTTATGAAAAATGATTGTAAATATCAATAACAGCACATACGAGATGAACAGCAAACAGTATAAAGCAGTCCTTGATACGGCGAGCAAAGCTGTTACCTGCGGCATATACGCTGTGGAAAAGAACAAGGTAGCAATCATGCTTCGAGAGGAATATAAAAGCAAGGAAGAACTGAAACAGGCAGTTGGTAATTATACGGCGAAAGGGTTCAAGGTGTATTGGAATGAAAAAAACACGTTCAAAAATTATAATCAAAACTAGAAAAGGCGGTTACACAAAGATTTATGCCAACGGGAAATGGCAAAAGGGAGTGTATAATATTGATTTCCATGCTGACTGCACTCCATTGAGATACCCATGCATAAAAATTTCTTGTGAATTTGATAAGAATAAGACTGATAAAAACGGTTCGCTTATTTACGACCCGGAAAAAGAAGAATTTGCAAAAGAACACGTAGTTGCAAGAATTTAGGGGGCGATATTGTGAAAATATCAGAAATGAATAATTGCATTGAAAAAATGCGAAAATGCTACAATTTTAAAGATGATGAAACAGAAATTAGACTTGTAAATGAGATAAGCCATGATGACAAATGTGTTTATATTAGTACAAGAGATGAAAATGGAACAACAATTGAAATGACAAGGTATGTAGATGAATTAGTAAATGTTTAGTTGCTGATTATCAGCGGAAAGGGTGACATATCATGGCTGATTTGAAAATATTTACAGAAAATATAGAACAGGAAGCGTTAAATCAAATATATACGCTTGTAAAACAGCCAGCATTTTCGGATTGTAAGATAAGAATTATGCCAGATGTTCATGCAGGAGCAGGGTGTGTTATAGGGTTTACTGCTGATTTAGGAGAAAAAGTAATACCGAACATTGTTGGAGTTGACATAGGCTGTGGGATGCTTACTACAAACTTGGGGAATATTGATATTGATTTTGAGAGATTAGATAAAATCATTAGAGAATATGTTCCAAGTGGTAGAAAAGTTCATGAAGAAGAAAACACACCTGTCGCAAGTGATATTGTTGAAAAATTGCATTGCAAGGAACAGTTGAAAAATATAGATTGGATAAAAAGAAGTTGCGGCACGTTGGGAGGCGGCAATCATTTTATCGAAGTTGATAACGATAGCAAGAATAATAAATATCTTATTATTCATTCGGGAAGTAGGAATGTCGGAAAGCAAGTTGCAGAAATATATCAGCAAATGGCGATTGACGATATTTCGGGAAAATCAAACTTTAAACAAGATAGCGAGAAATTGATTGCTGAATACAAAAAATGTAAAAGAGAAAGAGAAATCAGCAAGGCTATCAAAGAATTAAAGCAGTCCTACAAAACAAATACAACCAAAATCCCTAGAGAGTTATCATATCTTGTTGGAAAACATAGAGAAATGTATTTGCACGATATGAAATTATGTCAAGAGTTTGCGAAAATTAACAGAAGAACCATTCAGAGCATTATTTGTTACTATATGTGTTGGGAAGTTACAAAAGAAACGGAACGATTTCAAACAATTCACAACTACATTGAATACGATACAAATATTGTTCGTAAAGGTGCTATTTCTGCAAAAACGGGGGAAAAAGTACTAATACCAATAAACATGCGTGACGGCTGCATTTTGGGAATTGGCAAAGGAAATGAAGATTGGAATTATTCAGCACCGCATGGAGCAGGGCGAACAATGAGCAGATCAAAGGCAAAAGAAAGCATTTTGCTAGAAGAGTATCAAAAAGCAATGGATGGAATATTTACAACATCTGTAAATACATCTACGATTGATGAAAGCCCTATGGCATATAAAACAATGGATGAAATAATTGGAAATATAAAAGACACTGTTGAAATAGTTGACATTATAAAACCGATTTACAATTTCAAAGCAAACGAATAAAAACAATTACCGGCTAACAAATGGAGTTAGTCGCTAACCAACAAAAATTATTGGCAGAGGTCTTAAGGCACTTCTGCTTTTTTGCGGAGGTGCTTTTCTTTTGGCAAGTTCAAGCCTAATTTCCACAGTAAATGGATATGAAAATTACATACAGGTGCATGGCGTTGATGAACAGGTTATGGATGCCATGGCAGAAGCGGCAAGAGTAGCCATTTTGACAGAAAAAGATGTTGAGTATGGATTAAAGGTTTCTGCCAGAGCGAAAGAACTGACGGAGCAGTTTATCTTTCAATCTACAGGTGGCACACCATGGGATTTAGAGAAATATTCATTCCAAAACAAGGTATCTTATGAAATTCTGGACAAATATTACGGAATTTTGCTTTTGGAAGCGCAAAACAAAGTTGTGGATAGTGCTTTCCAGTATTTGGAAAAGAAAAGAGATCCTAAAGAACGGTTTTATATGCCAAGAAGAAAGCAATTTCTCAAAATAGGGCTTACACAGGCTTTACAAGGCATGATTGATGATAGATATGACATCCTGTGCGTATCCCTTGTTCCGGGAGCAGGAAAAACAACGGTAGAAAAAATGTTTCACGCACTTGTTGCCGGATGGTTTCCGAGAGATTTCAGCCTTTTTTATTCGCACAGCGGAGATATTACCAGAATGTACTATGACGGTGTGTACGATATCGTTACAAATACGGAAGAATATACATGGAATGAAATTTTTCCGGATCTTTCCGTGACGAGCACAAATGCGAAGATGGAGCAGTTTAATGTCGGGAAGTACAAATCGTTTCCATCCGTACAATGTACGTCTGTTGGTAGTAAGAATGCAGGTAAAGTAAGGGCTTCTAAGTTCTTACTGGTTGACGATATGATAGGCGGTATCGAAGAAGCAATGAATCCAATTATCCTTGATAAATTGTGGGATAAATACGCTATAGATGCACGGCAGAGAAAGATACAGGACACAGACGGTAAGAACTGCAAGGAGATACATATTGCCACCAGATGGAGCGTACACGACGTCATAGGGCGCATACAAAATATGTACGAGGGTAATCCGAGAGTAAAGCTTATTGCGGTACCGGATGTAGACCCAGTTACAGGAGAAAGCAACTTTGAATATGAGTTCTCCGGTTTTACAAAAGAATTTTTTGAAGACCAGCAATTATTGATGGACGACATATCATATAGATGCCTTTACAAACAGGAACCGATTGAGCGTGAGGGATTGCTGTTTCCGGAAGATAAAATACGTCGGTATCTTAATTTGCCGCATGGAGAGCCGGAGATTGTAACCGGTCAGTGCGATACAAAGGGAAAGGGAACAGACTATTTTGTTCTGCCTGTATTGCAAAAATACGGAGAAGATTACTACTGCGTGGATTGTGTTTGCGATAACACGGCAGATTATGAGGTTCAGTATGAAAATGCAGCAAATGTTTTGACAAACAACAAAGTTCAGGAATGTGAATTTGAGAGAAATGCCGGAGGGGACCGTGTCGCAATGGAAGTAAACAAGCGAGTGGAAGCCAAAGGATGGATATGCAATATCACAGATACACCGACGGAGACAAATAAGGAAGCAAGGATTTTTCAGTGCTCAAACTGGATATTGCAGCACGTTATATTTAAAGACCCATCATCATATAAGCCGAATGAGCCATACGGAGTAATGATGTCTCTTCTTAAGAGATATTCAGTATCCGGTAAAAAGCAGTTGGATGATGTGCCAGATGTATTTTCAAACTTTGCGCTTAGAGTGACAAATGGAAATAACGTAGCCAAAGTAGAAGCAGCAGTAAATCCGTTTAGGAGGTATTGATATGGTAAACAAAGATATTTTAAATCAATACTTAGATTTAAGAGAAGAAGTAAAAGAAGTAAGGAATAAAATTGAAAAGCTTGAAAAATACATAGAAAAAATTGAGCAGGAAGGAACGGTTATTGATAGCGTTTCTGGCGGAAATGGTGGAAACCAACATTTTAAAATAGAAGGAATACCATTGCCAGAATATAGGCACAAAAAAACCTTGTTATATTCCAGAAAAACCACCCTCGAAATTTTGGAAAACGAACTTCTTGAAAAAACAAATGAAGTAGAAGAGTTTATTGCAAATATAAAAGATAGCAGAATTAGAAGAATAATTAACCTTAGATTTTTAGAAAATCAATCTTGGAATAAGGTTGCCGACCAAATAGGAGGCAATAACACAGAAGACAGCGTGAGAAAAGCGTTCGATAGATTTATGAAAGAGTAAAGTTGTCCGATATGTCCGGTTTTTTTCTGATATAGTTATAATCGAAGAAGTCAACAAATAGTTGAACACTTTACCATCCCCCATTGAAAGAGCATCGAAGAGAAATCTCCGGTGCTTTTTCTTTTGAAAAGAAAAGAGGATTTTATGGTATATACACCAAAAACAATATATTGCCCGCGTTGCGGAAGAAAAGTTGCCACACACGATGGGCGTTCAACAATGAACATTTCTGTGGAATGTAGGAAATGCCACAAGAAAGTTGTTTTTTATCCGGAGAATGGAAAGACGAAATTAAAATCTCTTACAATCCGGTCAACATCCAGTGGGATGACGTTTATTTAGGAGCCAATTATGAATAATAAATCTCTCCAAGACCTTGTTAAGGGATGTTATGGGCGAAAAATTTTATATACTGATGTTGAAACTATCACAAAAGACAATATTGTCAAGGTGGTTGGAGACTGCATCGGAAATTATTATTACAACAAAACCATCATAGAATACCTATGGCGGTATTACAAAGGAGATCAGCCGATTTTATACCGATTAAAGGTACAAAATGCTGATATTACAAACAAAATAGTAGAAAATCATGCGTATGAGATTGTTCAGTTCAAAGTAGGACAGACATATGGCGAGCCAATACAGTTTATCAGTCGAAAAGATGATGATGAAATTAATCGGGCAGTGGATGCGCTGAATGACTATCTTGTGGATGCGAATAAACAGGAAAAAGACATTAAAGCAGGAGAGTGGCAGTCAGCAACCGGAACATCTTTTAAGGCGGTAAGATTTGCAAATGGAGAAATACCATTTCAAATTGTTGCGCCTACTCCAATGAATACGTGTGTTATTTATAATCGGAGCACGGAAGAACCGGTGGTTGCGGTGCAGGAGCTTAAAGACGAAGATGGAAGATGGTACAAACTGTGCTATACGGACAACTATTCATGTAAACTTCAAAACGGAGTAGTTTCTGAATGGAAATTGCATGCATTTGGAAGTATACCTATTGTTGAGTTTCCAAATAATCATGAGAGAATTTCTGATATTGAGCTTGTCATAGGTATTTTGGATGCCATAAACAATATGCAGTCAAACAGAATGGATGGAATTGAGCAGTTTGTTCAGTACTGGGTCAAGTTTGTGAACTGTGAAATCGACCAAAAAACGTTTGAAGAGATGAAAATGAGCCATGCTTTGACGGTAAAGTCCAATAACAAGGATAACAAAGCCGATGTTGAGATTATGACGCAGGAACTAAATCAGAGCCAGTGTCAGGTGGCAAAAGATGATTTGTGGGACAATGCCTTGGCAATATTAGCAATACCAAACAGAGAGTCCCAAAACTCTGGAGGAGATACACAAGGAGCAGTATCATTAAGGGCTGGATGGGATTTTTCAAAGACAAGAGCAAAATTAAAAGACCCAATTGTGAAATCGGCAGAGAAGAGACTTGCAAAAGTTGTCTTAAATGTAATACGCGTTAAGGACAATGATTTGAAATTGTCAATGAGGGATTTTGATGTGCAAATCAATCATAGCCCGCAAGACAATATGTATACAAAGTCGCAAACACTATATCAGCTTTTAGAGTGCGGCATACATCCTCTTATTGCCATTAAAACGGTGGGGCTTTGGGGAGATGCTGAAAAGACATTCCTCTTGTCTAAGCCATATATAGATGCGTTGTGGAAAACAATTGATAATGCAGAAGAGCAGGAACAAAAAGCACAGGAAATTGTAAACCAATTAAATAAACAGCAAAATAAGACAGCTACCGAGTAATCGGTGGCTGTTTTTATTTTATAAAAATTCGCAAAGTTGTGAGCGTAAAAATCAACAGTGTCATTCGGTGTCGTTGCACCGCAAAAATTCGTAAAGACATATCGGAGGTAATCAATGAAAAGAGAAGAGTTAATTGCAATGGGTATCAGTGAGGAAAATGTTGAAAAAATCATTGCTGATTACGGCAGTGCCGTACAGAGAGAACAGGCAAAAGCAGCAGAGCTTAAGGCAAAGGCAGACAGCGCAGATGAGTTGCAGAAAAAGCTGGATGAAATGGAAGCAGGAAACCTCACGGAACTTGAAAAAGCAAACAAGGCGTTAGAGACAGCAAATCAGCAGATTGCAGATATGCAGAAGAAAAACGCCATTAGAGACCAGCGCGAAGCATTGATGGAAAAGTTAAAAATCAATGCAGAGCAGGCAAAATCCGTTGTCAAGGATAATGGAAACCTTGATTATGACGCTCTTGGAAAGATTACAGCCGAAAAGGAAACCGCGGCAGCGCAGGCAAAGGAACAGGAGATTGCAAATAATTCTGAAAATCCGGGCGGCGGTACTGCAGGTGGAGAAAATAAAAAAACTGCGGACGTAGAGAACGCAGAAAAAATCAGTTTTGGCAAACCTGCAGAAAGTGCAGAAGCCAAAGACCATTATGTTTTATAGGAGGTAAATTATGGGAAAACCGATTGAAAGAGACTTTACTCAAAGGCTTGGCATTTTAAAGCACTTTCCTTATCTTGGTGCTGCTTGTATTGTCCCGCAGTCAATGGCATCTGCGGCAGACGGAAATGGAAGAAAGGTTGTAAAAGGTGGAACACCGTTTCCCTCTAACGATGAAAATTGTGTTGGATATCTGTTTGACGATGTTGACGTAACGCTGGGGGATGCTCCAGGCACTTACATTTACGAGGGCGATATCGACAATGCAAAACTTACAAAGAACGGAGTAACTATTGAGGCAACGGCAAAAGCCAAAACCCCAAGAGTTACTTTTTTTGATTAAAAAATGGAGGTATTAGAGAATGGCATTACCATTAGCAGAAGCATTTACCGCAAGAAGTCTTGGGGTTATGTGGAATAATTATGAAAAAACGCTTGGTTCTGCACCTTACTTAGGTAGACAGAAATTTGGAACCAGAAAACAGGACAGCCTTGAACTTAGATTTATCAAAGGGAAAAACGGTCTTCCGGTATCCTTAAAGGCATCCAATTTTGATGCGCAGGCAGAGTTAAGAGATGTCGGTGGATTTTCGGATATTCCGATCGTGATGCCGTTCTACCGTGAATCTTACATGGTAACAGAGCGTGAAGAGCAGGAGTATGCAAATTACCAGTCGGCAGAAAATTCCAACATGGCAAACCAGGTGCTTAGAGAAATCAGCAAAAAACCGATGATGCTTATTGAAGGAGCAAGAGTAGTGCCGGAACGCCAGATTTGGCAGTTATTAGCACCATCTGATGGTATTCCAAGAGTACAGGTAACAATTGGCGGAAAAAGCTACTATGTGGATTATACTTCGGACAATGGAGTGGCGCACAAGAGAGACCATTACAAGGATATCTCCGGAAGCGATACCGATAAATGGTCTGCATCCGAAACAGCAACGCCACTTGACGACCTTATCGAGATTAAACGTGAGTTTGCAAAGAAAACAGGATATTCCCTTGCACGCTTTAGCATGAATACAGAAACATGGGAAATGGTCCTTAAGGCGGAGGACACAAAGAAACAGGTGCTTGGAATTACTGCTTACAATGGCGGTATTCGCTTACAGCAGGGGCAGGTTACAGAGTATCTTAGAGGATACGGCATCGAGATTGAAGTTTACGACAAACTTTACATCGACCCTGCAGACGGTGCCACCAAATATTTTATTCCTACAGGAGTTATTTCAGCGCAGGCATCCGGCGTGTACCTTGGAGATTATGTCTTTGGAAAGACACCGGAAGAGAGAAGCGGAAGTTTAACAGACGGAAACCTTTCTATTGTAGAAACCGGTATTTCGGTGTATACATACGCAACAAATCATCCGATCAACACTCATTGCGTTGTGTCAATGATCGGATTGCCTACTTTTGAGGGCATGGACAGCGTTGTTGTCATGAAAGTTGCGTAGGAGGTGCGGTATGATTGCTGAATACACGATAAAGCGCAATGGAAAATGGTACAAAGCAGGAGATGAAATCCCGGACATTGTTCTGGGAGAGAAATCTTCCGGAGGGTACACCAAGACAGAGATTAACAGAATGAGCACTGCTGATTTACAGGCACTTGCCGCTGAACATGGGATCGAGGGTGCAGAAGAAATCAGTGGAGCGGAACTGAAACGCATTTTGATCGAGCAGTTCGGATTATAGGTAGGGAAGAATGGACGAATATACAACATTAGAGCAGGTCAAAATCAGACTGAAACAATTTCATATTGAAACCGTTACGGATGAAGATGGTGTTACTTCTGATGTTGTCGTGTTCGACCAGAAAGAAGATAATCCTTACATCGAACAGCTTATCAAGCAGGCAAGAAATGAAGTGGTAAGCAAGCGGAATTACCCGGAAAGCTACACGGATGAAAAAATATCCGAAGACTTGAAACAGTTTGAGGATGTAATCGTCAATTTAGCCTTGTACGACCATTCACAGGCAGGAGAAGCCTATATGGCAAGTTATTCAGAAAACGGCGTAAGCCGTAGCTGGAAAGACAGGGAAAGCTTGTTTGTTGGAGTATTTCCGTTTGTAAAAGCATTATAACCGTATGGGATTCCATCTGGTTAGAAGATTGTGCGTTACGTTTTGCCGACGTCGGCAAAACGTAGCAGGCGGCACACATTGAGCGGTGGTGAGCGGTGTGCCATAAAAATGAAAGGCGGTATATGATTTGACGATTGAAATATCAACAGCAATCATTATAAGCGTGCTGTCGCTTGGTTTTTCCGTCTTTATGGGCTTGAAGAGCAACAAAAGGACAGACAACACGGATCTTGAAGAACGCGTGAGGGAGAACACACGCATTAACATGAAGTTGGATGCCATTTCAAACAACACGACCGAGATCAAGAATGAAGTTTCGGAGATGAGAAAAGAAATAAATTCTCACGACAACAGAATTATAAAGGTTGAAGAAAGTGTGAAATCGGCGCATCACAGAATTGACGGGATAGAAACCCGTCTTAATGATGAAAAGGAGGTTTAATCATGGATATTATACAGTCTGTAATTGCAAATATGACAATTATTCTGGCAATCATTGGTGCGCTGGCATTTGTTGTGTCTGTGGTAACACAGGTAATCAAAGGTGTAGGCGTATTTTCTAAGATTCCAACGGACATTTTGGTATTTGTTCTTTCTATCGGAATCACGGTCGCTGCGTTTGTGGCATACATGCAGTACATCCAGACATCAATTTTATGGTATATGATCTTGGCAGCTATTATTGCAGGATTTATTGTTGCGTTTGTCGCAATGTATGGATGGGAAAAGCTTTCTGAGCTGTGGAAACGGTTCGGCAAGGATGTGAAGTGAAATGCTTGAGATCAATAAGCAAAAAATGAGTTATTCGCAGCAAAGCGGCAAGGTGCCGGTATATGTGACGGATGATGATGGTAACATCGAATATTCTTCGTACACGGATTCTGATGGTAATGTAATTTATTACCTCGATAAAGATGGAAACAAAATACCGAAAACAACCGGAGAGTATACCACAGGTTACGAGAAGCCTGTGGTTTTTTATTCTTCAATCAGCAATAAGTTGAGTGAAGCACTTATAAAAGAGTTTGGCGTTGACAATTCCACAAACTTTGTTCAAATTGTCGAGGACAAAGGGAAACTTCCATTGAACGTCGGTTCTTTGGTATGGAAACGGTCAGATGTAAGGTACAAAGATGAAGAGAATACAATCGTTGACGAAAATTCGGCTGATTACATCGTAAAAGGTGTTGCAGACGAGGGATTGACGGTTGATTTGTTCTTATTGCAAAAAAATGTGAAGTAGGTGCGGCATGGGGAAGAAAGTAATCACAATGAGCCTGTCTGAAAAGTCTATTCAGAATGCAATACAAGAGCTTAGAGCCTATCAAAACAGCTTAACATATAAATGTCAGCTATTGGCAGAAAAACTCGCGGAAAAGGGCGTAGAGATTGCCAGAGTGCAAATTGCTGACCTTGACGCAATATTTACATCGGAACTGATTTCAAGTGTTCATGCGGAATATGAAGGAAGCACTAAGGGCGGCGGGATATGGGCGGTAATAGCCGGTACAGACCACGCCGCATTTGTTGAGTTTGGAACCGGAATTGTGGGACAGCAAAGCCATTATCCGGGGAAACTGCCAGAGGGTGTTTCGTGGCAGTATGCAAGTGGAAAAACTATCCATCAGATTTCAGATGGAAGATATGGATGGTTTTATCAGGACGACAATGGCGATTGGTGGTTTACAGAGGGAATGCCAAGCCGACCATTTATGTATCTGACCGCAAATGAGTTGCGGCAGATTGTTACACAGACAGCGAAGGAGGTGTTTGGATAATGGCAGACAACCAGTGGGTATATGATCTTGAAACAAACATTTTCTCCAATGTTGCAACGATAGCCAAACCAAAACTCAAGAAAAAATACAAAAGCATGAATTTTGACACTGCATTTACAACGGTTGAAAAGAACCTTGATAAAGACCCTGTTTTCCCGACTATTTACATCCATGAGATGCCGGGGCTTGAACGTGGGGCAGATTTAGAGGGCACATCCGTAAATGCGGTGCAGGAAACAATACAGGTTGACGTCATTACAAACACAAAGCAGAGCGATGCAAAAGGGATTATGGCTATTTTAGCTGATGCCTTTAAACAGATGCGATTTCAAATTACAGCAATGCCGGAGTTTAAAAATGACAGTGAAAAAAAATTTAGAAGCGTTGCAAGGTTCCGGCGGATAATCGGAGCCAACGACAGATTGATGTAAAAGAGCCGAAAGGCTCTATTTTTTATGCACCGGGTGCAAAAAGATGCGCCCGATAACCGCATTATTTGGCGGTAGAAAGAGAGGTAAAAATGGCAGAAGCAGGATTGTCTACGTTAGGAATTACGTTTGGCTATGGCACAGAAGCGACAGCCGGAACAAAGCCTACATCGTTTAAACAGCTTACAAGAATTAACGCAATCGGCGGTATTAACATTGAGCCGGAACAGATTGACGCATCTGCATTAGAAGATGCTATTACCAGATATGTAAAGGGTCGCGCAGATACCGGTGGCTCTTTCCCTATCACGGTAAACCTTACGGATGCCACAAAGGAAGAGTGGGAAGCACTTATCACGGCGTATAAGGCGCTTTCCGGCGGGAAAAGAATGTGGTTTGAAACTATTATCCCGGGATTTACCGACGCGTTTTTTGTTGTGGCTCAGCCGCCAGAGCAGATTCCACAGCCGGAGATTGGTCAGAACGAACTTTTGACGGTTGAAATGAATCTTACCATTGAAGAATACAAGGGCATGGACACCGCTGTAGCTTTTACACCGGGGGAATAACACGTCAGTCGAATAGTTCGGTTGGATCGGCTGACGATAACCAGACAACCGAGCCAGAGCTTGAAGAAACAATTTAAAAGAACAGGGCGGTCTTCGGACTGCCCTTTCCCTATATGAGAGGGAGAAAGGGAAAGAAAATGACAAAATTAAAATTTGGCGAGAAAGAATTACAGATCAAGTTTGGATATGAAGCAACCGTGAAAAGCGGAATTATCAAGAAAGTAGCAAAATTAGACCAGATGGAAGATATCGAAGCGGTTGACGAAATCCTTTTATTTCTTCCAGAGTTAATCCTTGTAGGCGCGCAGAAGTTTCACAAAGAGGAACTTGGATACAATCCGGACAATGAGGGAGAAAAGGAACAGCAGCTTGGAAAAGTATATGCCATGCTGGATGATTACTTTGACGGAGAAGATGCAGATGTTCAGGTACTTTACAATGCACTTTTAGCGGAGCTGCTTGAAAACGGTTTTTTATCAAAACTGCTCAAAGCAGATCAGAAAGAAGCGGAGAAGAAAACTCCGAGGAAAAAGTAGAAGAACAGAGAGAACTTACATGGGGAACATATTGTGCGGAAATCCGCCCATTCTGGCTTTTAGTTACAAAAGGGTATGGATTTACCGTGCGTGACATAGACACGTCCTGCCCGGCTGATTTACAGCCTTATGCGGATGCTTACAACTTAGATAAAAAGCAAAGAGACAATGAGATGTGGATGTGGTTTGGAACATACGGATTGTCTGCGGTATCGGTGGCAGTAGAACATTGCCTTGCCGGACGAAAAGCAAAATCAAAGTATATTAAAAAACCAATCAATGAGCAACAAGGGAAAGATGATTCAGAAATGACGGAAGAAGAAATAAAGAAACAGAGAGAGCTATTTGTGGCAAAACTTAAAGTCATGCAGTCAAACTATGAGTTGAGCCACCCAAAACCAGAAAAGAACTTGGAGGTATAAATATGAGAATTGGATCTGCAAGACATGATGAAAATGGGAAATTGACCGGTGGGAGACCGGGAGATCAGACCGGAACAGAAGTAAGTATGCAAAACTTTTATGTTCATAAAAAAGGATGGTATGTGTTAAGACCAAAAACAAAAGATATGGCGGATAAACTGGCAGAATCAATGATTACAGCGTGCAATAATGATAATATTGGCTACTGTCAGGGACACCGGCTTGGAATTGTCAAATATGGTATTAATTCAAAAGTAAAAACAGAAGCAGATTGCGGCACAACGGTACGTGCATGCATTATTCATGCAACTGGAAAAGATGTTGGAAATTTCACCACAGCAAATGAAAAATCTGTACTTCTTTCTAGTGGCATGTTTGATGACATTGGAGGTTATGCGGCAGGAATGGTTCTTTACAATGGAGATGTTCTTGTCACAAAAACAAAAGGTCATACAGCGATTGTGACAAGCGGAAACCCTAGAAAAAATGTAAAAGATCATTTAAACCCATACCCGGAACCTGCAAGGATTTTAAAGAAAAAATTCCCTTGCATGAGAGGGGATGATGTGAGATGGCTTCAGACGGAGCTTATTTATCACGGATGCCTGGATGAAAAAGATAAAAAGGGAAACAGTAATGTGGACGGTATTCTTGGAAATGATACGGCGACCGGTATTGGAACATTCCAGAAAAAAGTCGGAATTACAGTAGATAAGAAATGCGGACCGGTTACAAGAGAAAAATTAAAAGAGTAGATCAAGGACGGTAAGGTGTCACAGCCTACCGTCTTTTTATTTTGCATAGAAAGTTGGTGCATATATGGCAGACATTGATGAATTACAAATAAAAATCAAAGCTGACTCTGCAAAAGCAAGTAATTCCATAGAAAGCCTTGTAAACAGCATGAATAGGCTCCGGGAAAGCATATCGTTTGACACTGCAAAACTTTCAAATATTGCAAGCGGAATCAGAAGCATTTCCGATGCAGCTACCGGGTTCAAAGGTGGTAAATCTTCGGAAATCACATCAATGGTGCGGGCACTCAATAAATTTTCTGGTGTTGATGCAAATTCTATCCACGGAATATCTTCTGCTTTGAGAGATCTTGCATCTGGAATAGCAAGTGTTAAAGCTGTTGATACAAGCGGACTCACAAGCATGGTGTCGGCACTGTCAAAAATTGGTGGCAAGGCATCTACACAGGCGACAAAGAATCTGCCGGCTTTATCTGCGCAGTTACAAAACTTTGTACGCCAGATGAACAAGATAGGTGCATTGAATTTTGATATGACCAATATGAGCAACCTTGTAACAGCCATATCAAGGCTTGGAAGCGTTGCAAGCGGACGTGCAGTAACAAATATACCTTTGCTTGCTGACAACCTCAAATACCTGTTTGATACGCTTTCAAAAGCGCCAAATGTATCTTCGAATATCATTCAGATGACGCAGGCACTCGGCAATCTTTCCAACAGGTCTGGTGGCGCAATTTCTGGGTTAAATACCAGCATCAGTAGTCTTTCCGGTTCTTTCCTTGGATTTAAGACATCCACAGGGAAAGCATTGATCGGACTCAAGTCATTCACAAGACAGATTTTGTCCTCTATGGGGATTTATCTTGGTCTGTACGGAGCGATCAGGGGAATAAAAAATGCAATCGACATATCATCCGCATTAACAGAGGTTCAGAACGTTGTTGATGTTACTTTTGGGGACATGTCAAAGAAAGTCAATGACTTTGCACAGGACTCTATACGTCAGTTCGGTATGTCAGAACTGACACTGAAACAGACGGCAAGCCGATTCCAAGCAATGGGAACAGCCATGGGAATTGACAGCAGTTTGATAAAGAAAGCCAATGAGTTTTTGAATAAGCAGACAGATGGCTATATTGGTTTGTCTGATTCCATGGCTGATGTGTCTTTGAATTTAACAAAATTAACTGCTGATATGGCATCTCTGTATAACATAGATCAGGATGTTGTATCGCAGGATTTAGCTGCAATATTTACCGGACAGACACGTCCATTAAGAGATTACGGTCTTGATCTTACACAGGCAACCCTTAAAGAGTGGGCGATGAAACAGGGATTAGATTCTGATATCGAGTCTATGTCACAGGCTGAAAAGACAATGCTCCGGTATCAGTACGTCCTTGCCAATACGCAGACAGCACAGGGAGACTTTGCGCGTACTGCTGATTCGTGGGCGAACCAGATCAGAATTTTAAAACAGTCATTTGAACAGCTTGGCAGTGTTATTGGTGGAGCATTAATCAATGCTTTTAAACCATTCGTAAAAGCACTCAATTCCGTTTTACTGGTTGTTATCAGCTTTGTTACAAAGGTTACAAACGCTTTAGGCGCAATCTTCGGATGGAAATATGAGGATTCCGGTGCAGGTCTTGCAGATAGTTTTTCAGATGCGGCAGAGAGCGCAGGCGATGTTGCTGACAATACCGGACAGGCGGCAAAGAACATCGACAAGATGAATAAGGGCGTCCGTCAGTTTGATGAATTGAAACTGATTACCACAAATGATGGTTCTGGCAAAAAAGGTTCGGGCGGTTCCGGCGGTGGTGGCGCATCAGGCGGTGCCAGTGGCGGTAAACTTGTCAAGACTGATACCATTTTCAAAAATTACGAAAGTGATATTAAAAATCTGAAACAGCTTGGAAAATACATCAGTGATGCCTTATCAAAAGCTATGGAGTCTATCAACTGGGATAAGATTTATTCCAAGGCAAGAAATTTCGGCAAAGGCTTGGCAGATTTCCTTAATGGTCTTATTAATCCGAGACTGTTTGGAAATGTCGGAAAAACGATTGCAGGGGCATTGAATACTACATTGGAGTTTTTAAATTCTTTTGGAACGAGATTTAACTGGAAGAATTTTGGAAATTCTATTGCAGCAGGGATTAATAAATTTTTCAAAACTTTCAAGTTTACTCTTTTGGCAAGAACATTGAATACATGGGCGAAAGGTTTGCTTGATGCAATGATTTCTGCTATTGATGGAGTGAATTGGTATAGGATTGGAAAGAAAATCGGAGAGTTCCTGTCTGATATAGATTGGCTTGGCATATGTGGAAAAATTGCGCAGGTAATTTGGAAAGCTATAAATGCTGGGCTAAGCACATGGTCTGGTATATTTTCTGCTGCACCAATAGAAGCAACCATTCTTGGAGTAATTGCAGCAATAAAAATATCAACCATTACGTTATCAGCATTAGACAATATTAAGACAAAGATTTTGGCAATAAAAGATACTCTTTTGAATTTTGCAGCTACTGTCGTTGCGCATCCTTATTTAGCAATAGCAGCGGCGATCGCAGCAATAGGGTTAGCTGTATATAATTTCCATAAAAGTTGGCAAAAAGAGATTGCAGATCAGTTTTTGGAGTTTGAGGAAGAAATAGGATCAAATAACCAGAAAATGGAAGATGCCGCACAAAATCTAAGAGATTTAGCTGACACTACAAAGGATTTAACATCTAAATCCGAAGCAAGTGCAGATCAGCTTCAACAGCTTGCAGATTCATATTTCGAACTTGCAGACAAGACGAGCTTAACAGCAGCAGATCAAGAAACATTAAAAACGAGAGCACAACAGCTTATTGATATTTGTCCAGAATTAGCAAATCAGATTGATATGACTACTGGAAAATATACAGCACAAAAGGAAGAACTTCTAAAGACCATAGAAGCGCAGAAAGAATATTATAGAGTTGCAGGATATAAAGATGTTGTAGAGCAGTACAGTAAGGCACTTGCGGAAGCTAATGTCGAGTTGGAAGTATCAGAGCAGAACTACAAAAAAAATAAAACAGAGTTAGATAAACTCAATAAAATAATTTCTGATATAGGTGCAACAGAGGACTGGAATGATTGGTGGAAGCGAAATGCAGACGCTTTAAAAGCAAATGGCATAGAAGCAAAAAATGCAAGCGATGCACATGATGAACTTGTAAAGAAAATGGTTTTCTTAGAAGATGAACAGTCCAAAATAACAGAAACACAAAAGACGCTTAGAGATGAGGTTGAAAAAGCTACAACATCTTACAATACTGCAAATGATATGCTTGAACAACATACGCAGAAATACAATAAATTGTCTGATGCCGTAGATAAGATTAACTTTGGACAAATTGCATTGAACGCATCAAAAGCAATAGATGATCTTGGCGGAATATTTGTCAATGGTAAGCAGGTAATCGGAAAAGAAGCAGTAGAATTATATCAAACAATTATTGATTCCTATGGAACGACAGACCAAGATATGTATAACCTTGGGGAAAAAGGAATGGTACAATTTGGTGTTGGCGGAGTTGCAGGAACGAAAGAAGCAATACCAACATTGACCGCAGAACTAGAAAATGAAATAACAACATGGTATAACGACAGAGGATACAATGTAGCAATAGAAGGCGGAAAAGTAATTGTTAAAGGATTTTCGGATGGTGGTGTAGCCCAGTCTCAAAGTGCAGTCGATACAGTTACCGGAGAAATTACACGAAAAGGTAAATTAAAGGAACTCATGCTGTCCAATATGGGGGAAAGTTGGGCGAAAAATACAGTAGATGGATACAATGATGGTATCAGAGATAACTCAAGCAGTACTGGAGATGCTATGCTTGATTATATGAACAATAATATCAAGGCACCTTTTACAACAAACATGGGGATACATTCGCCATCCACGGTGTTTTCTGATTATGGAAAATATACGGTAGAGGGATTTAATAGTGGAGTATCTGGGAATCAGAATACAACGCACGGTGTTATTTCTAGCTGGGTATCAAATATTGGTTCTTGGTTTACAAATTTGATGGGGATACATTCGCCATCAAGAGTGTTTAAAGAATTTGCAGGATTTACGGTAGAAGGATTTAATAATGGTATTTCTGATGGATCTAAAAGTACATTTAAGGAGATAAAAAACTGGTCCGAGGGAATTAAGGACAGTTTTGGATTGACAGGGTTAAAAGCAGCGCCGGAAGTTGTATATAAGTACAATAGAAGCATAACTGACAACGTAAACGCATCTATAAAATACAATTCCGGTAGCATTGAAAGTACTATTGGAAAAGAAATGCAGATAGCAATGTCAAGCGCTATTGATTACGATAAACTGGGAGACGTCATTGTATCAAAACTTGAAAAAGCAGATATTACGGCGGTTCTTGATTCAGATAAAGCGTATCAAGGGACAGTAAAAAAATGGAGACAGGAAGCAAATAGAACGCAGAGAAATCCAGTTCCTATATTTTAATTGCAACTCTCTTTCGTTTGTGGTATAGTTTGTATAATATATTACAAATGGGAGGGAGTTCATGAAAAAGTGGGGAATAGTAATTTTGACAATAGCTGTGTTGGTATTAACTGGGTGTGGAAACGGATATGAGGAAGAAAAAATAGAGACGACAGAAACGGATGGAACTGTCGTGATTGAAAGAGAAACTGGAATAGAAAAGAATGTAAAAAGTATACCGTATGACAGCATGAATTATAATGATAGTACATTTGGAATAAAATCAGTAGATTTGTGTCAGATGGAATATAAAAATGGTTACATGCCGTATGTTATAGTTGAATTTGATATAAGCACACTTTCAGAAGAAGATATCTACTGGCTGTATGAAAATGATCAAAAAGATTTTGATATTTGTGTTTATATAGACAGCGAAAAGAATAGAATTGATTTTGAAAATATGGATACATTGTATCTTGGGAAAGATGATAGTAAAGTTATCTGTATATTTACTCTTTATGATTATTATAAATTTGACATGTCAGACATGGAAGTAACTGTTTGCGTGAATGTAAAACAGAATGACAAATGCACATACCAAAACAAGGATACTGGAGGAATATCAGACTTAAGAAAAGAAAATTCATACGATTGGTCTATAAATAGATATTCTTCTGATATAAAAATAGATGTTTTGAACGGAATCCCTGTTGAATATATTTCGTATATTGAAAATTACATAGGAACCTTATAAGCGAGGGAAAATACATGGGAGATAAAACATTAGAATCAGAACTAATGGCGTGTAAAGAAGAATTAAAAGAAGCAAATGAACAAATAGAATATTTAAAATATGAGTTGGAGAAAAAAGAAAAAAATCACAAATGGGAAATCAGGGAAATAAATAAAAGAATAGAACAGGCAACTGATAAAAACTTGGAATTATATGACAGAGAATCAAAAGCACTTATTTATGCAGATCAGTTGGAAAAAGATAAAAACATACTTGTTAAAGAAAAGAGAGAACATGAAAAGAAAATAGAAAAATTAGAGAGAGAAAATGAACAGTTGAAAGAAGAATTAGCAAAAATTACAGAAAGAAAAAACTTTAGCAACGATCCTGAATGGAGAGTACTTAAAGCAGCAGGGGAAAATAAGAAAACAAAATAATCCAATTAGAAAAAGACGCCTCAAGAGGTGTCTTTTTTGTATTCCTTGATTTTTAACAGATCGGATAAGTATTCTAGCAAGCGTTTTTGCCCAGAATTGTTTAATTTGTGAAAATTGCTGATAAAATTTGCAAATTAGCTGTTTGACAAACACACATAGAAAATATATAATTTCAATAATTAAAAATCACGCAGGTAAGACCTAAAGAATTTAGGACGTCCTGCAAGCCTATGAGGAATAGGTACGGATTCGTGACCGCCAGAGATTGAAGAAATTCAGTCTTTGGCGGTCTTTTTATTTGCCGCGACTCCTTCCGGGGTATGCTCCCGGTGCGGCACAATCAATTTTATTTCCGGTTCTGCGAAATGTGGAGCCGGTTAAGTAAAAATTTTAAGGAGGGTACTTTTATGTACGGAGCAGAAATTTTTACACCAGAGAAAGAAAGCAATACACAAACGATAACAACACTTGAAATTGCTGAAATGATGGAACTGGAACATTGGCAAATTTTAAGAAAATTAGAGGGAACTAAAAACCAAGATGGAAGCACAAAACAGGTTGGAATTATACAGATATTAACTAACAACAAAATTGTTGTCAGTGATTATTTTATTCCATCCACCTACAAAGACGCAAGCGGCAAGGAAAATAAATGCTATAAAGTCACCAAAATGGGGTGTGATTTCCTCGCCAACAAATTTAATGGTGAAAAAGGAATCATATTTACTGCAAGGTATGTAAAGCGGTTTGATGAGATGGAGAGGGGACAGGTCCCGAAAGATTTTCCATCGGCACTTCGGGCATATGCGGATGAAGTAGAGCGCAGGCAGATTGCAGAACAGGAGAATGAAAAGCTGCAGCAGGAACTTGACTATAGCAAAGACTGGTATTCTATTAAGCGTGTTGCAGCAATGAACGGTGTGGACTGGAAAACATTTAATTGGCGAAAACTCAAAGAAAAGAGCATTGAACTTGGATATGGCGTGAAAAAGATTTTTGATGCAAATTATGGAGAGGTAAATACCTACCATAGGGATGTTTGGGAAGCAGCATACCCGGAGTATGAAATTTAGGAGAAATTTTATGAACAAATTAGAGATCATGATTACGTATGGGAACACGGAAGTAATTCACACACCGGAGAAAATTGTGATTAAATCGCCCAATATCGAAGTAATTACAAAATAGATCAAGAAAAAGAAGTGACATCTATCAAATTGGTGGTAGGTGCTATTTTTATACCTATTTTCAGGAGAATAGCCATGAAAAAATATAAACCAATAGACTGGAGCAAGTGCCCGGAAAGTTGCACACCAATAGGAAATCCGAATAATTGCGTCGTGGCGGATATTCTGCCGGACGGAAAAACTGAAATCTTATTTTTAAGTGATAATAACGGTGCTCATATTTGCAAAACTGAAAAGAAAACTTGATTGGAGGTGTTCGGCATGGCGTACAGCGGATGGCTGTTAAAGATTGGAAATTACACAGTACCAATGTCTTTTATGAAACCGGAGACATATAGCTCATATGTGAATATGCAGGACTTAGATGATTATCCGGATGCCAACGGTTATCTACATAGAAATGCCGTGGAATTAAAGGCATTAAAGGTTGAGTTTGAAACACGGGCAATGCTGACAAATAAGACTTTTAGTGAGGTTTTAAACAATATTCGAAGTCAGTTCACAAATGCGACAGGGAGAGCATGCTATATCACAGCGTATATCCCGGAATACGACGATTATGTGACGCAGTACGGCTATATGGCAGATTTTCAGCCTACGATATACGGAACATATGATGGAATAATTCATTACAATTCAGTTCGGCTTGCTTTCATAGGGGGTGTGTACGGTGGTTAATTATAAATATGGCGACTTGTTCAAAAAAGATACGGTCGATAAGCAATTATCCATCGTATCTGATGACGGAAAAATCAATATCACAAATACAGAGCTACACCAAGAAAAATTCGAATTGACCGAAAGTTTGTGTTCGGAACAGGAATTGACGTTTGGATCATGCGAAGCCGCCATGATTAAATTCACGGTGTCAAATACATTTTTGCCAATGAAGGGCAGATGGATGACGGTAAGAATGTCCCTTGATGGACATGCAGATATCCCGTTCCAGTTCGGACGATATAAGGTTGATTCTGATACGCCCACGGCAGACAGAACGTGCCGTGATGTGGTTGCATATGATGCCCTTTATGACATTTTAAATGCAGATGTGGCAGCATGGTATAACACTGTCTTTCCATCCCATAAAGAGCAGCAGAAAGATAAAGATGGAAAAACTACGACTGTTACAGTTTATGATCCGGTCACAATGAAGCAATTCCGGGACAGCTTTTTTAAGCACTTCGGGATTGAGCAGGCTGACATTATACTGGTTAATGACGGCATGTCTATTGAAAAAACAGTTGCGGTCACGCCATCCAGTGAGACAAGTTCTGATACAGAGGAATCGAGCACCATAGGCGAATCCGTGAGCGGCAAGGAAGTGTTGTCCTGCATTTGTGAGCTCAATGGCTGTATGGGGCACATGGGGCGTGACGGGAAGTTTCATTATATTTATCTGGAACAGGAGATACAGGGATTATATCCAAGGAATGATCTTTATCCGGCGGATAATTTGTATCCAAGAGATCCGAAAAGCAACCGTATCGGGAAGGATTTATATATAACGGCTGAGTATGAAGATTTTCTTGTTAAAACAATCAATAAGTTACAGATCCGGGAGCAGAAGAATGATATCGGTGTGATTGTGGGTACCGGAGACAATGCCTATGTGATCGAGGATAATTTTCTTGTATATGGCAAAGGCACAAAAGAACTGAAAGGCATTGCAAAAAATATCCTTTCCAAGATCAGAGGGATTGTTTACCGCCCGTTTACAGCGGACTGCAAAGGAAATCCGTGTCTTGAGGTCGGGGATGCAGTGCGGCTGCCGACCAGATATGAACTGATTGAGTCCTATATTCTGAAAAGAACCCTGAAAGGTATACAGGCTTTGCGTGATGATTTGGAAGCGGATGGGGAAGAGTACCGGACAAACGGGGCGAACGGAATACAGAAAAGTATTTTAAAGCTCAAAGGCAAGAGCAATGTGTTGGAGCGAACCATTGAAAAGACACAGAGTACGATAACTGATGTTGAGAAGGGATTGCAGTCACAGATCACGCAGACCGCAACCGAAATTCGCACAGAAGTTAAAAATACAACGGATGGTTTATCATCGAGAATCACGCAAAATGCGAGCGGTATTACAGCAGAAGTCAAAAGGGCACAGGGGCAGGAAGTTGAACTTGCGGCAGCCATTAAAATTAATGAGGACAAGATTACAGCGGAAGTTACGAGAGCAAGCAAAGCAGAGGGCGATTTGTCCGGAAAGATAGAGGTAACTGCAACTAAGATACGGTCAGAAGTCAGTGCTTCGTTGAAGGCATGGAATATTGATGGCTATGATATTAATTATTATGGTTTTGGAAAACCCCAAGATACTTACCCTGCATCATCCAAATATAATGGACACAGTTTTTTAGATCAGGATAGTGGAAAATTGTATGGCTGCGATCCGGATGGCGGAATTAACAGCGGTAAATATAAATGGACATTGATAACCACGCTTAAGCAGCTTTCATCCAATATGTCCAGTGCGATTACGCAGACATCAAAGGGGATCGAAAGCAAAGTTACAAGAGATAGTGTTGTTTCAGAAATCAACCAGTCAGCCGAGGGCATCAAAATTAAAGCAAAACTGCTTGAATTAAAAGGTTCTATGGAAATGACCGGGGGATATATGCATATTCAAGCGGAAGAGTCTGTAGAAAACCTTATTGAATTTAAACGCAGTGGAACACTTGTACAGATGGGAACGGATGGATTTCGAACAGTGGAAGGGACGCTTGAAAGTCCTGTTCATAAATGTACGGTTCAATATAATCAGGTTTCATTGCATAAAGGCGCAAACGATAATGACCACATGATGATCCATTTAGACGGAGATACCGGAGTAGGTGGATTCAGAGGTGGAGTAATTAATGGATCTGACAAAAGAATAAAAAACACAATTTTAGATTTAAGCAAAAAGCAATCATCTGAGTTTATTTATTCTTTAAGAGCAAAATCGTATCGTTATAATTTCGAAAAAGATGGGTTCCATCATGGATTTATTGCACAGGATGTTTTGAAAAAAGCGGAAAAAGGGTGGAATATTTGTCCAAAAACGTTTTCAGACAGCAATGGGAAAAAGTATTACGGACTGAAATATACGGAACTTATTGCAGATCTGGTAGCCACAGTGCAGTTACAGCATGAAGAGATAGAAAATCTGAAAGAAAAGGTGGAAAGTTTATGATTAACGCAGAAATCCGAGAGTTTGAGAATGACATTATTAATTATGTAAATGCCTGTGAAAGTATTCCGGTTGAGGTTAAATATCTGGTGTTTAAAGATATTTTGCATCAGATCGAATCAGAAGCAAATAGAAATGTGATTGCCGAACGGGAACAGATGGAGAAAGACATGGAAAAGGAGGGCAAGGAACATGAATAAAGCACACGTACCTATCAACTGGGAGAATTACCCAAGCGATGAGACTCCGTTGAACGAACGAAACCTCAACAAAATGGATAGTGCTATCGGCATTATTGACGACAATGTAGTTACCCTGGATGCGACAAAAGCAACCAAGACAGAGGTAGCAACTCTTGTTGCAGACGTGACCTTTGAGGAATCGACCGGAATCATTACGATCACAAAAAAGAACGGTTCTAAGATTACGATTGATACACAGATGGAGAAAATCGCAATCAACTTCGATTATAACCCGACTACACAGCAGATTATCCTGACTCTGATTGATGGCACGAAACAGTACATAGACCTGTCGGCACTGATTACACAGTATGAGTTCCTTGATTCTGATACGGTAGCTTTTTATATTGATAAGGATGGAAAAGTGTCTGCCATCGTCAAAGAGGGTAGCATCGAGGAAAAACACTTGGAGCCAAACTATCTTGCGAAAATCAAAGTGGAAGTGGCAAAGGCAGAGTCAAGCCAGCAGGCAGCGGCAAAGTCCGAAGCCAACGCCAAAGCAAGTGAGAATGCTGCAAAAGCCAGTGAAACAGCGGCAAAAACATCCGAAACCAATGCCAAAGCGTCAGAGACAGCGGCAGCGAAGTCAGCTACGGCGGCAGAGGCATCCGAAAGCAACGCAAAAGTCAGTGAGACATCCGCCAGTGAATCATCCGCCACAGCCACGGAGAAAGCATCATCCGCCAGTCAGTCAGCTGATACAGCAGCCGAAAAAGCAGATATTGCAACTCAAAAGGCTGCGGAGATCATCGGTAAGGCGGAATCTGCAGAAGAAAGTGCAACCAAGGCACAGAGTTATGCTGTTGGTGGTACAGGAAGCAGAGAGGGCGAGGATTCTGACAATGCCAAGTATTACTATCAGCAGGCAAAAGATGTATCAGAAGGACTTAAAGGTGGATTGCAGCCACACGGAACAGTTGCATTTGCAGATCTTCCGGCACTTGCGGATGTTAGCACAGGGTGGATGTTCAATATTTCAGACGAATTTACAACCACGGATGATTTTAAAGAGGGAGCCGGGAATGTAATTCCGGCAGGTGCCAATATTTATAAAACATCAGATGAAAAGTGGGACGTGCTGGCCGGAACTCCAGTTACCGGAATCAAAGGTGTAAATGAAGATTCTTTCCGTCGTGGAAATGTAGTGCTTACGGCAAAAGATGTTGGCGCAGTGTCAACCGGGGGAGATACAGCAGAGAATACCACAGCATTTACAGCAGCATCCGCAAGAGAAAATCTCAAAAGCGGAGAAAAGCATAGTATTTTGTTCGGGAAAATCGCAAAGTGGTTTGCAGATCTGAAAGCAGTTGCTTTTAGCGGCAGTTATAATGATTTGAGCAATAAACCAACTATACCAACTGTAATCAATAATAACACAACAACTGTAGCAGGGTATGCACTTGATGCAAGGCAGGCAAATCCGAATGTATCAGGGAGCATGGCGGCTCAGATGAAGAGTAATTATGAACCCAAATTACAAATAGTCAGTGCCGCAAGCACTGCCGCTGGGTTAGAAGCAGGAGCAACCAGAACAGATACAATTAGTATTACAATTCCAACAGGCTATTCATTTACGGGATTTGTAATTTGCGATTATAATAACAATTCCGGAAAAACTTTAACCACTATTCAAACTGTAACAGTATCAGGTTCAAATGTAACTGTATTAGTACTGTTATATAATACGTCGTCCGGGAAAAGTAATACACTTGCCAGAGTAAAAGCACTTATGGTCAAGAATATTTAGTAAAAGGAAGAAATATGTTATGAAATTAAAAACAACAAAAAATACTTTAACAATTAATAACATCAATTATGTTGATGGAAAACTGAATGTCGAATTTACAGGCAACCAAACCTGTGAGGAGCTGCAGGACGCTTTTTCGGATAAGGAAGAACTTGCAGTGTTAAAAATTTACACTGACGAGGATGCGTTGACATCGGTTATTCCTGGATATGTAGTCTTAGAGCAGATTATTTTACAGAAAGACATAAAAACGGTTGTACTGGCGAAAGAAGCAGATGATACCGAACAGCGAATAACGGCTGTATCGGAGAATCTGGCTGAAAACGCTGCACAAACAGCAGAAAATACAGACAGCATTGATAAACAGAGAGCAGATATTGATTACATGGCAATGCAGATGGAGGTGAGCCTGGATGAGTAAGAAATATGAAAAAGTAAAAAATTACTATGACAAAGGACTGTGGAATGAGAACCGTGTACATAATGCTGTAGGTAAATGGACCACGTCGGAGGAATATGAGCAGATCACAGGGAAAGTATACACAGAAGATGTGGATGCCTGATGAGACAGACAGAAAACTATGAATTTAATATTCTGGAAGAAAATGAGTTCTACGATGCGGAACTGGAAAATGAAAATTGAAGAAAGTTAGATGCTGCGCTTAAGGAGATCAGCGATAAGCTATGCAGTAAAGACAACTGAATAATCCAAAGCGCCTAAGAGCCGATTACATGACCGTGTGTTGTGTAGCCGGCTCTTTTGCATAAAGCCTACGGGCAGAAAGGAAAATTATTCACTTAAAATTCATCACAGATAACTGGCAGATGCATAATTTTCAACCAGTAATTAATTTTTTAACAAAATTTAAACTAATCAATCGACATTCTGTGACAATAAGAAATTTACCTGTCGAAACTTGCGACCGAAATGGTTTGAATAATGGTGGAAAAATTTGTAAAATAAAATTGTCCGATAAGGGCACTTCAAGTTCTGGCTGAGGGGCGGGATAAGGCGTTTTCTTGTCCCTCAACTACAAACGAGTTTGTAATTTGTAGCAATTTGTCAAATGGGGTTGACGATATCGAACATAAGTTCTATAATTTGTGTATCGCTATCGGAAGTGCGGAATGATTGGAGGAAATCAATATGGGGGAAAAAGAGTGCAATGAAGCCAAAGCGTTTTACAAACAAAAAATAACTGAAATGGTCGCGAATTGTGACAATGAAGAGTGGTTAAAACTCATTTATATATATGTCAAAAGATTATTAGAATAGAAGAAAAGCCAAGGGTTTGCGCATTGCCCTTGGCTTTTCTTTATTCTTCTTGGCTTTGATTTGCGATTGAATCAATGAATTTCTCCAATGCATTCCATCCGGTATCATCCAGTTTGGATAATGCCGTGATTAAACGTTTTTTAAAATCTGAATCTTCACATTTTAAAACATCAATAAGCATCTCGTTTATTTGTTCATTTTTTGTTTTCGGAATAAACATTTCTCCGTTGCCTGTCCGCAACCATTTTTCATTGACATCATACAGGGAACATAAGACTTTAATAGACTGGTCGGATAAGTTGCGCTGTCCGTTCTCTATCAAAGAAATATAATTTCTCGTTAATCCAAGATCTTTCCCAAATTCATCTTGGCTCTTTCCCAAGCGTTCCCGTAATGCTTTAATACGGTCTTTCAAGTTTATCACCTCTTTTCCACAAATAAAATATACCATGAACTGCTAACAATGTCAACAAAAAGGTATTGACAATGCTAACAATGTATGCTAATGTATGCTTACAAGGTCAACAGACACAAGTGACAAAGTCTGATGGCAAATAAATTATGAAAGGAGTGATACAGTGAGTAAAATCAAGGCTCATGCAGTTGCATTTTTTAATAAGCATTTTGTGAAATGGAAGTTTTTACAGAGTCTTGTCGTTGTTCCATATGAAAAAGATGGGAAAATGTATCTGCACATTTCACAAGTATGTGCAGGCGGGAAAAGGGTTATAAAAAGAACTTTCCTCATTGAACATCTGGTTGATGATAACTTGGCGGTTACAGACCAAACGCTCGCAGAGGAAAAGAGAGTGTTTAAAAATCCTACATTATTTTAATCCATGTAGTATATCCGCACTCTTTGCATTCTGGTAGCATTTCGCCTTGCTTTACAGTGACGATTCCCTTTTTATTTTCGCCACCGCATTGCATACATACATATGTTCCTTTATCTGCAAACTCATATGTAGCAAATGTTTCAGAATAACCATTATCCATATTATCACCGCCTTTCCTTATTTAATAAGGAAATTATATCACAGGGAGAAAGGAAGTGAATACATGAGCGAACAGGAAAAGAAAGTTGTAGAAAAGTTGAAAGACGCGATTCCCAAAATGAACGATTTTCAGAAAGGATATGTTCTGGGAATGGTCGAGGGTTCAGCAAGCAAGGCAACCAGTGAAGAAACTGGGAACTCAAAAACGAAAGAATAAGAAGAACTGAATATTGAGATAGTTGAGAAATATGTCGAAATTTGCAGATTAAATGTGTTTGTAACACAGGAAATCAGTTGATACAATTAATATGCGACGGCGGCAGGAAATGAGTTACATTATTGCTTTATTTTCCGCATCATCTTTAGTATTTTATTTAATCTCTTTTGTACTTTTTTAAATCCTTTGTATAGGTCGATTGTCATGGATGTTACGGTTAGAATTATGAAGAAGTCGTAACCGGTAACACGCCATGCCAATAATGAGATAAGTATACTAACGATTTTCATGATAACAGTTCCTTTCATGATGGCCGCCGCCGTACATTAATTGTATCAACAAAGCAAAATAGAGACAACCAGTATTTTCCAACTATCAAAGCGGTAGTTGGATTTTTTTATTGCAAAAAATCCGGAAAGGAGAAGAATGAACGACTTAGAAACAACCAAAATGCAGACACCGATTGAGATTGCACTTGGTGTCGATGAAAACGGAATGACCACTGCAAGAAAGCTGTATGCGTTCTTGGAATTGACACAGGGACAGTTTTCAAGATGGGCGAAATCAAACATTGTTGATAATGAATTTGCCGTTGAAAATGAGGATTTTTGGCGGTTCGACATTAATGTCGAGACGCCTACGGGCGGTATTGTAAAGCGTGATGATTACAAACTCACAGCTCATTTTGCAAAGAAACTTTCTATGAAAGGAAATGGCGAGAAAGCAGAAGAAGCGCGTGAGTATTTTACGCATTTGGAAGAGCGCGTGAAACAGAAGGTAATTGACCTCAACCAATTATCACCGGAGTTGCAGATGTTCCAGAAGATTTTCAATTCTGTAGCAGAACAGCAGTTAGAACAGAAACGGCAGGCGGAACAACTGAACCATGTGGAACAAAGAGTTGAGAGCATCCGAGAAGTGGTTGCACTTGATACAACATCATGGCGTGATGATACCGGAAACATTCTGCGGAAAATCAGTATGGAGCTTGGCGGCGGACAGGCATATAGCCAAGTAAGAGCCGAAAGCTACGAACTGTTGTCAAAGCGGATGGGTGTAAATCTGAAACAGAGACTTACGAATAAGCGCAGGAGAATGGCTGATGAAGGTATCTGTAAATCGACCAGAGACAAATTATCCTATGTGGATATTATCGCAGAGGACAAGAAGCTGATCGAGGGATATACAGCTATTGTAAAGGAAATGGCAATCAGATACGGAGTTGGAAAGGATTAACAGGAGGTATTCATGGATAGACAGAACATTGCATTAAGAAAGACATTAGATCAGATCGGCGTAAAACATAGCATTAAGGGTTACGGTTACATAATCAGTGCGGTTGAGAAATGTCTTGAAAACAGAAGTAAACTTATCAACGTTATTAAAGGACTCTATACTGAAATCGCAGAAGAAAACGGCGATACAGTCTGGAGAGTAGAAAGATCAATCCGGCACGCGATAGAAGTTACTTGGACAAATGGCAATAAAAATGCAATAAACAAAATTTTTGTCTATACGTTTTCAGTGGAAAAAGGAAAGCCGACAAATTCAGAGTTTATCGCATTAATAACAGATTTTGTTTCCTTGTATGGTGACGAGATTGCCAATGGTTCCTATAAGTGGTAGGAGTAAGGTGTCTATGAAGAAGTTTGCAAAGGTAATTGAAATGATCGGCACCGTTGTTTTTCTGTTTTGCATCTGCATTGATGCAACGGAGTATCCGGTCACTGCTATACCTGTATTGATTGGATTACTTCTTATTTATATAGGAACAAAAATAGATGGGGAGTGGCAGGAGTATACAGAAGAGATTGTAGATTACGATTACAGAAGTGAGTCTGATGACGATGACGGTATTACCTATATCACATTTGACACTGATTACAGCAAAGAAAAGGAATCATCCGAACCGACCAAAGCTGAATGATTCCAGTTCAAGCAATAGCATAAGCTATTTGCGCCTATTTTAGCACAAGAAAAGGAGAAATTCAAATATGAGAGCAGAAAACAATAAAGTGGAACTTACAGGAACGATTATCACAGAGCCGGAATTTAACCATGAGGTGTTTGGAGAGGGATTTTATAATATGCACCTCAAAGTGGATAGATTAAGTGGGACGGCTGATATTATCCCATTAATTATTTCAGAGAGATTAATCAATCTGAATGATAAATACACGGGCACTGCCGTTAATGTTTCCGGTGTGTATAGTTCTTATAACAAACATGAGGAAAAGAGAAATCGTCTGTTATTATATGTATTCGTCTGTGAAATTGAAAAAGCGAATACGGGAGAGCATACAGATTTGAACAAAATCCAGCTTGACGGATATGTATGCAAAGAACCGATTTACAGGAAAACTCCGCTTGGAAGAGAAATTGCAGATTTATTAATCGCAGTCAATCGTTCCTACGGAAAATCAGATTATATCCCATGTGTTGTTTGGGGTAGAAATGCAAGATTTGTTGGTCAGTTGGAAGTAGGAACTCATATTGAGATCAATGGACGCATTCAGAGCCGCGGATATATTAAGAAATATGAAGATGGAACAGAAGAACAGAGAACAGCATACGAGGTGTCTGTAAGCAAAATCAATGTATTAGAGGAGGAAAATTAAGATGGCAGAAAATACCGTTACAATTTCCGTTGAAGAATATGCAGATCTGGTTGCATGCAGGACGAAAGTTCATACAGCATGTGCCATTATTGCAAATGAGCACCAAAGAGACATTGAGCTGATGGGGAAAAAGGGAACAACTATTAATTCAAAAATTATAGAGTCAGCTCTTGGATATATTGACGATGAAGCATGCTTTGAAGAGGCACTTAAAAAATATAAAGAGTGGAAGGAGAAGGAAAATGAAACTGAAAATTAGATCATTACATATGGAGAATTTCAAGGGAATTAAGAGCCTTGATGTGAATTTCTCTAATAAGACAAGTATTAAAGGACAGAACGCCGCAGGAAAGACAACAATCTTCGATGCGTTTACATGGCTGCTTTTCAATAAAAACAGTGCCGGAGAGGAAAAGTTTAATGTTCGACCATTAGATAAGGACGGAAACCGCATTGATAATGTAGAAATTAAGGTTGTGGGAGTTATTGACGTTGATGGGAAAGAAGTGGAACTTTCAAAGGTTCAGAAGCAGAATTGGGTTAAGAAACGTGGTACTGATACTGTTGCATTGCAGGGAAATGTCAATTCATTTGAGATTGACGGTTATCCAAAAAGTGAAGCTGATTTCAAAGAATATATTTCCAGTCTGGCACAGAGCGAGGATATGTTCAAGATGCTGGCCAATCCGCAGTATTTCTCTTCCATGAAATGGAAAGAGCAGCGGGATATTCTGATGCGCCTTGTAACGGATGTATCGGATGTTGAACTGGCGCAGACAGATGCTAAGTATGCCCAATTACTCGGCGAGTTGGAGAAAGCACCGTCCACGGATGATATTCGTGCAAAATTTCAGAAAGCTCTTACAGAGTGGAAAAAGAAACAGTCAGAGATTCCGGTACGTATTGATGAAGCCGAGAAATCCAAGGTTGATGTTGACGTGGCAGAGCAGGAACTTGCAAAGGTAGATCTGGTAAGAAGAATCGCTGAATGTGACAAGAAAATGGAGAATGCCGGTAGCACGTTAGGCGATTTGAGAAGCAAGGAAATGCAGTTGCAATTTGATATGTCCGGCATTATGCAGGTCATGAATGACGAACTTTCCGCAAAACGTAGAGGTCTTGACAGTGCCAAGGATGATGCAACACGAGAGTTCAATGACTTACATAATCAGATTCAGTCTGCGGAAAATCAGATCAAGGCAAATGAGAAGACAATTTCCGATACAGATGCAGAGCGGAAAAATCTTGGTGTTGAATACAATGCAGAATTTTCCAAGGCATTTGATGAAATGCCATATCTCTTTGACGAATCCAAGTGGATATTCGATGAATCTACAACGGTTTGTTCCTTATGTGGTCAGAAGTTGCCGCAGGATAAGATTGAGTCTCTTAAGGCTGATTTTGAGCAGAAAAATGCAGATGCCAAGGCACGTGCCACCAAGCAGTTAGAGGATGCACGCAAAGCATTTGATGATGCAAAGGGCGCAAAACTTAAAGGTCTGATTGACAAGGGCAACGCTTGCAAGGCTGATATTGAGCGATTGACAAAGGAAAACGCCAAGTTGCAGGAAGACATTGTGGCACTCAAAGAGCAGGAATCCAAGGCACTTGCAAAGCAGAATGATTATGCAAAGCAGTTATCCGAGATCCCGGCAGAAGCTGATTATTCGCAGAATGAAGAGTATGTGAAGCTGAAAACAGAGCATGACAAGATTCTTGCTGATATTGCAAAGGTTGAATCCGAGGGCGCAGACAAGGTTGTTACTGATTTAAAAGCCGAGAAAGCCGATCTGCAGGCGCAGCTTGATGAAGTGAACAAGGTTATTGCGCAGGCGGCTAACAATGTGGCGATTGATGATCGTATCGAAACGCTTCGTGACGAGCAGAAAGAAATCGGGCAGAAAGTTGCCGATCAGGAACAGATGCTTTATCTCTTGGAAGAGTTCATTCGTTTCAAGCTGAATAAGGTTTCTGAATCTATCAACAGCCATTTCAAGACCGTAAATTTCAAACTCTTTGAAATGCAGTTAAATGGCGGTATGAAAGATTGTTGTGAGTGTACCGTAAACGGCGTACCGTATTCAACTTTGAACAGTGGTCACAGAATCGTAGCCGGACTTGATATTATCCGTTCTCTTAGCGAGTTATACGGTGTGAGCGTACCGATTTTCGTAGATAATTGCGAAGCGGTGTCAAGCGGCAATTTACCAGATATGGAAAGTCAGATGATTTGCTTGTATGTGTCCGAGGACAAGGAGTTGGTTGTTTCTAATGAATAATATATCCGGAAATAGGTATGGCAAGCTGACGGCTCTCGAATTTTCGTATATGAAAGACGGTCATCCGTTTTGGAAATGTAAATGCGATTGTGGGAACGTTACATATAAAAATTATTGGCATCTTGTAGACGGACATACAAAATCCTGCGGATGTTTGAAACGTAAATATACGATCAAAAACAAACGTATTTTTAGCATTTGGTACAACATGATTGATCGTTGCAGGAATGCTAACCGAAAAGACGCAAAGTCGTATTACGATAAAGGGATTCTGGTATGTTCTGAATGGTGCACTTATGAAAATTTTGAATCATGGTCGTTAGAAAATGGTTATGCGGATAATTTAACTATTGATCGTATTGATTCAAATGGAAATTATGAGCCGTCAAATTGCAGATGGATAACGATTCAAGAACAGCAAAAGAATAAATGCACAAACGTAATGGTCACATATAACGGCGAGACATTATGCATGTCTGATTGGGCAAAGCGTTTTGGGATAAATCGTGTAACTTTAGAGAGCCGCATATATGATCTTGGGTATTCATTTGAAGATGCGATCAGAAAAGAAAAGGGAAGCCAGAAAACAAATGTAATGATTTCGTATGGTGGAAATACATATACGCAATCTGGGTTTGCAAAATTTTTAGGGTGTACGCCGCAGTGGATATACATATTGCGGAAGAAAGGTTTAACACCAGAAGAAATTGCCATAAAGGTTAAGAATAGAAAGGTGGTTAATTGATAAATGCAGTATATCAAAGCAAAATTTCCAAACAGCACCAGGAGTTATACATACAGCACCGAGGATTCCGTAAAAGCCGGAGATACCGTTGTAAATGCCAAAGGTGCAAAGCTGAAAGTTACGGATGAAACCGTGGATATGAAGTGGGTAGAGACCTACGGTGCTGATAAGGTGGAAGTTGTGAAGAAATATGAGGAACAGGAAAGCGGTGGTGACGATGAGAGTTAATCCATGTAGATATTGTGCATTGTCTATAAACCTTAACGGAAAGCATTGTTCAAGGTATTCTTCCGAAGAGTGCGCAAAATGTGAGAACATTCAAAAACACAGGGAATACCTTTTAAGTCAGCGAAAATTCGCAGAGGGTGAGCAGATTACAAGCATTGAGGAACTTTTGAAACAGGAATGGGTAATGTGGTATCACAGTACAAAGCACATAGAGGTTTTCAAGAATATGCAACTCAATCTTGTTTTGAAATTTCTTAAAAATGGAGCATTTAAAAAAGCAATAAGGAAAGAAAGTGAGGAAAAATAATTATGGCAGAGAACACAGCAGTAGCAAAGACAGAGGAAAAGACAGAGGTTGCACACAGCAACAACAAGGTTACAGACTATAGCCTTGGAATTTTTGGAACATCAGATAATTTCATCATGGCAATGCAGATGGCAAAGGCACTGGCAAGTTCCACAATCGTTCCGCAGACATTCCAGAAGAACGATGCGAACTGTCTGATTGCCATTGAACAGGCACAGCGGTTAAGAGTTAGTCCACTTATGGTCATGCAGAATCTGTATGTTATTCAGGGCAGACCGAGTTGGAGCAGTAAATTTCTGATTGCCGCAATCAATAACTCCGAAAAATTTGATATGGAATTGCAGTTTGACGAAGCAAAGGACAAGAACGGCAAGCCATTCTCATGCACGGCTTGGACTATGAAAAATGGTCGCAGGGTTGAGGGCATGGAAGTAAATATGGATATGGCAAAAGATGAGGGTTGGCTTGGCAAGAACGGTAGCAAATGGAAAACCATGCCGCAGTTAATGCTTCGGTATCGCGCCGCATCTTTCTTCTCCAGTCTGAATTGCCCGGAGCTGACAATGGGATTATATACGAAAGAGGAAATGCAGGACAACGATTTCAAGGAATATCCGATGGAAGATTTGCAGGAACAGGTCAAGCGTGATATTTCCGAAAATGCCAATTCAGAGCCATTTGTTGTAGCTGAATCCGAAGCTATTGAGACCGGGAGCGAAGTAGTTGAACCAGAGCCGGAGAAAGTAGCCGGAGAAGTCGTTGAGAATGACGAGAACGTACCGGACTTTATGAAAGATTAGGAGGTTGCCATGAGAGTTATATCACAGGACGGCACATTGGATTTTCCGTACGAAAATAGCATTGTTTTTATTGATACAAGGGCGAAAGAAGCAACATTTGTCCGGATGCAGGCAATCGGAGACAATGAGACTTCAATAACAGCTAAATATTCCACGAAAGAAAAGGCAAAGAAAGCCATGGAAATGCTTAGAGAAGAATATCAAAAATATGCAAGCCAGAATTACATGAAAGTATTTCAGTTCCCGGCAGAGGAAGAATTGGAGCAGCCTATGATTCACGTTTCATTTGACTTAGTGGATGAGTTTATTCCAAGAGTTCCAAAACATCGGTGCGAGGGCGAAAACAACACGATTAAACGGATATGCGTAGCACCAAGCATAATTGAAGCCTTGAACGCAATACCGCAAGCCGGGTTAGTGGTACGGAATATGAAATCGCTTGGCTTGCCGGTAATCATCCATTGCTACTATCTGAAAGCTGACAAGGTCATGAGTAATGATGAAGTTCAGAAATATGTGCCGGATGCGGAATTTACTAGGGAAATGTGGATATTGGAAAAACCAAAAGCTGTGAACCGTATTGATTACGAGATTACGGACTGCATTGTCAAACAGGGCGTAGATGTTTTTGGTAACGAACAGTTTGAGGTACGGCTTCCAGAGATTGAGCGAATCAAACATCAATCCAATATTGATAATTTTTTCAAGGTTTTTTGTCATAATCCGAATGAAAGAAAAATGAGAGGAATATTTGAAAAGCAAAGTTACAGAAAAGTTCTAGCGACTTTTGATGATGAGATTATCGAGAAAGCGAAGGGAGTGATTGAAAATAAAGCTTAAAGTCCTAGGTTCCGGTTCATCCGGCAACTGCTACATCCTGGAGAATGACGAAGAAGCCTTGATAATCGAAGCCGGGTTGCCTTTTATGGAAGTCAAGAAAGCACTGGATTTCAATGTGATGAAAATTAAGGCTGTGATTACTACCCATTTCCATACTGACCATAGTCTTTATAGCTTACAATATGTGCAAGCTGGCATTCCTGTTTTTGAACCATGCAGACCGCCGATAAAAGATTCTGAAATGCGTTTTAGAAAAGGAAATTTTGACATAAGAGCATTTGAAAATCGTGATAAATCTGGAAGATGGCTACATAACAACGGAGACGGTTCAGAGTGCCCGTGCGTTGGGTTTTACATTACGCATCCAGAGATGGGAAGCCTTGTGTATGCAACAGACACGGAATACGTCAGATGGAGATTTAATGGTGTTAATCACATCATGGTGGAAGCCAACTATGATATGCAGTTTGTGAACCGAGAAGAGCCAAATTACGAACACAGATTAAGAGGTCATATGAGCTTACCAACGGCACTTGACTTTATTTCTACTAACGATAATCCGGCATTGCGAAATGTCGTTCTAATTCACTTATCAGATAAATCAGCAGATTCGGCATTATTCAAACAAAAGACAGAAGAAACAGTTAAATATGGAGCAAATGTTTATATTGCAGAAAAAGGATTAGAGGTTGATATGAACCTTTGTCCGTTCTGAAAGGAGACGGCATGAAAGTATATGAGTTGATTTAAGATCTGGTGCAGTTTAAGCCAGATACAGAAGTGGAGTTCCATGTAAAAGCGAAATTCGATACCGATGTTGAAGCGGAATTTGACAGGAACAATGAGAACGACACGCAGGAGGCAACCGTAACTGCAGAGTTCGATGAAGATGTCGATTTTTATGAAATCGACGATAGCGAGGGTAGCGTATATAACCCAAGAATTACATTCAATCTTGAATATTAAAATAGGTTGCAACACCTTGGTATTTACCTAAAAGAAACCAATTTATGCGGTATCTGATGTTTTGGCAAGGAATTTTAATATATCACAAAAAACTAAATTGAAAGCCATGAGATACCTTTGGCGGTTGCTGAAAGTGACCGCCAGAAAGGAGAATACGTGTTAATAATTGAGGATAAAGGACAGAAAGAGGGCTTGCATATCCTTAAGAATAGATATTTCAAAAGCCACGATATGGAAGTCTTGCGTGCACCATTGCCGGTTGGAGATTACATAATTGCCACAGACAAGGTAGCGGATGTTATCCATAGAAAATCAGCTAGAAAAATGGAACTTAAAAAGATGGATTTTCTTGGCACATATGATGTTTCCGTTGACACGAAAAAGGACATGCAGGAAATTGTAGGGAATATCTGTGGAAAAGCACATCCGAGATTCCGTGACGAGTGTATTTTGGCGCAGAACAACGGAATTAAGTTATATGTGCTTATTGAAAATACAGACAAGGTGTATTCCGTCAATGATGTATTTACATGGCATAATCCTCGAGTGGACCGGTATAACAATATTGCATATATGCACACACTTGGAAAATTGCTGAATGTATCGCTACCGAAAACAAAGCCGACATCTGGCAAGGTATTGGCAAAAGCTATGTTGACAATGCAACTTAAGTATGGCGTTGAGTTCGTATTTTGTCGCCCGGAAGATGCTGGGGCAAAGGTTATTGAATTGCTTGGAGGTAGTGAAAATGGCGGAGAATAAGCGGTATTACTGGCTTAAACTGATGGATGATTTCTTTGATAGCAAACGAATCAAAAAACTCCGAAAGATGGCTGGTGGCGATACATATACGATCATCTATCTTAAGATGCAGTTGTTGTCGTTGAAAAAAGGTGGCTATCTGGAATATTCCGGATTGGAAGATGAATTTTACAAAGAGATCGCCCTTGATATTGACGAGGACGAAATCAATGTTCAAGTAACGATTCAGTATCTTCTTTCCTGCGGATTGCTTGAAACATCAGATTCCATTGAGTACAAGTTGCCATTTGTGCAAGATAACCTAGGAAGTGAGACTGCAAGTACAAGAAGAAGTCGTAAATCTAGGGAAAATGCACAAAAAGCGTTTCAATGCAACAGTGGAGCAACGGAGTGCAACATTTTGCAACAAAATTGCAATGTAGAGATAGATATAGAGAAAGATATAGATACAGATATAGAGAAAGAGAAAGAAAATACAAAAGAAAGCGTGCCTGCATCTGATTTGGACTTTGACGCGGAATGGGGATGGGAATACACGATCAATGCATATCCAAAGAAAACGTCGTTAACGTCTGCCAAGGTAGCATGGATGGACAAGCTTTTAGAAGTTATCGAGCCGAACAGGAAAGCCGTTGCAAAGCTGATATATGAGGCTACAGTGGCATATGTTACTGACTATATAGAGAAGAATCCGGATGATACGAATTATCGCTACATACCAAAATACGGAGACTGGCTGAAAGAGGATTGCGATTACTGGATTCGTCAAGTTGAGAAACGAAAGCGAGGTGAGAGCAGTTGACGGAAGCAGAAATTGGAGTGATCGGATGTGTATTGATTGACAATGATTCCATGTACAAGGTTTATAACAAATTGAAGCCGGAAATGTTCAGCTCTGAATTTTGCCAAGATGCTTTTGCTGAAATGCTTGCCATGTATGATCGTGGAGAAAACATTAATGTCGTTTCACTGTCTCAGTCACTTGAAAACCACAAATGGGAGCCGGAAATAATTGCAAGCGAATTGAAAGAATGCATATCTGTTACCCCAGTCTCAACGGCAATAAAAAGTTATGCGGATGCAGTCATTAAGGATTGGCGGGTAAGGGAAACAAAAAGCCTTTTCCAGAGAGTGAGCCTTAGACCATGTGATATTGATAATTCGATCGCGGAAGTTCTTACAAGGCTTGAAGAAATCCAAGTTAATCAGTTGAAGAAATCTAAGTTGATGAAGCAAATCGTATCAGAGAACAAAGATAAATACTTCAATGATGATGTTGGAGAGGACAGGGTAAAGACAGGATTTTACCATCTTGACGATTGCATTGGCGGTCTTGAAGGCGGAGACATTACAGTTGTTGCTGCGAGACCGGGAGTTGGTAAGTCTGCTATTGTGGCACAAATAATCGAGAATATGGCAAGAAAAGGCTATAACACTTGTTACTACAACATGGAGATGAACAACAGTCAGATTTATGAAAGGTTTGTTTCAAGAATGTCAAAGATTGGTCTGACAAGAGTTCGCAGGGCAAAGGCTTTTCTTGGTGGAGAGAAAGAAGCCTTTGACAAGGCAAATGATGAGCTTGAAAAATATCCGATCACAATTGACGATCAGACAAATGTTATTGAGGAAATAAGAACGCAATGCAGGCATCAAAGATATGACGTGATCGTAGTTGACTATCTGCAATTGGTACGGTGTAACCGGAAGTTCAATAATCGTGCATCCGAAGTCGGGGAAGTTTCGAAGCAATTCAAAGCACTTGCGAGAGAGCTTCACGTTCCGATCATCCTATTGTCACAGCTTAACCGAGTATCGGAAATGAATGTAACGAAAGAGCCTACAATGTCCGAATTAAGAGAATCCGGAGATATTGAGCAGGATGCTTCCAATATTATTCTTATGTGGAATTTGGATGAAGACAGAAAATTTAAAGGCTTGAAAGTTGAAAAGAATCGACAGGGTACACCGTTTAGAGAAGTTGTTCAGTTTGAAGGTGATCGTATGGAATTTATCGAGCGAACCGAAACCATTGAACAGATTCAAGCACGGATGCGACAGAAAGACGGTTTCCGAGAAGTATGTGGCAGCACACCATTTGATTAAAAGGTGAATGATTATGGCAAGTAAGAAATTTGAAAAAGGTTCCGAAGAATGGCAGTTTTTTAATGACTATTATAAATTCCGGCAGCAGTTTTATGAAGCTGATAACGAAGATGAGTGGTTCCAAGGAATGATGGAAGCAGGGGAAATGCTAATTAAAAAATATGCACGGACAAATATATCAAAATATGTTCAAAGTCTTGTATTTAGCCATTTTGAGGATGTAGAGAGGAGATGGAAGAGCAAATGAGTAATGCACTGGCAAGAAAGAAAAAGCGGATGCAGCCACTTGGATATTCCAAGAGTGAACTGATCGGAATACAGAGACACGCCAAGGCACAAAGCAATGCGGATTATCTAATAGAGGAATCCTATTATAACGTCCGTATGATGGCATATCAGGCACTGCATGATAAGTTCGGATTCTGACACAAAAGAATCATAAAGGTTGAGCAGACTATTGATGCATATGTGGAGAATGCAAAGGATGGAACGACAGGCGAGGAACTTGGTTTTTATCTGAAAGATAAATGCAAGATTGACGTGCGAGAGGAAACTAATAAGATTCCGTATCGTGAGAGCTTTTATCTGGTAGAGAGAAAGATTGCACCGAACTGCATGATACAGGCAAATAAGTTTTTACTGGCACAGGTATTTAATTATTTTGCTATGTTGGGTGTCTGCCTTAAAACACAGTTTAAATTTTCGGGAAATCAGATCAGACAGGTTTATGAGAGAATCAGATATTTAATTAACTGCCTTGCTACCGGATATGAAACCATGACAGGGATCGCAAGTGTTTTGGAATGGGAATGTAAGTACATTGACAAGCGTTTTATCGGAAAGACGTATGAAATATAGGAGGAATGGTTGATGGACAAGTTAACTGTGGAACTGCAGGATGGATATTTTGTGGAGATTGATTCTCTGAATCACACCCTGAGACAGAGATATGCCGGACAGGATAAGGACGGCAATGAAAAAGAAAGCGTTCGAACAATCGGATATTTTGGAGACATGAAACAGTGCATTAAGGCTTTGTTAGAGCGTTATCCGAGGGAGTTATCTGAAAAAGCACAGATTTCCTTTGATGAATATTTAGAACTGTTGGATAAGGCTTATACGAGGTCAGAACAGCTTGTGAACAGAATCGGAAAGAGACAGGGGGAGATATAAATGTGGAAAGAAGGTAAGAAACGCCGCGCAATTATCGGAAAAATGAATAATAACTTGTCAATGCCGACAAAGCACCCGGACCAGGATGCGTTGAAAAGATTCAGAGAAGTGCCGTATCAGTTGCGGTACGGGAAGGAGAAGAAAGATGCTGAATAGAGAGAAATATGCAAAAGAGATCGCAGAAATTGCGTGCAATGGAAAACATATAGCCATTGTTGCAGGAAAACCGATGCTTTGTTGTGAAGCATCTTGTGATACATGCGATATCGAATATGACTGCACAAGAGGACTTAAGGAATGGGCGAACAGCGAATATGTCGAACCACAGGTTGATTGGAGTAGAGTTCCAGTTGATACACCGATTCTTGTGAGACATAGCGAATCCTGTGTATGGGATCGGAGATACTTTGCAAAATACAAAAACGGATTAGTGTATGCATGGAAACAGGGCACTACATCATGGAGTGCTGAAGATCCGGCATATGTATGTGATTGGAAATATGCAAAACTTGCAGAAAGCGAGGAAAGCCATGATTGAGTGTATAAGAACTGTGGCACGGGATAGCAAAACAGAACGCATTAAAGTTTCCTGCTTAGATATTATCGTAACAATGATAGGAAAAAAGCCATATTACGAAATCAAGTACAAGGAAATCGGAGAGGACTATTATCATGTTGGCTACAGTTCCTATAAGCTAGAAAATGTTTTAGCTTGGAAGGATGAGTGCTTTGAGATTGTGAAAGAATGCAGACCGCAGACCAATGCAGACCGGATCCGGAGCATGACGGATGAGGAACTTTTAGATTTCCTTTGCTCAATCGAAACATATGAGCAGGGTAGTGTAAAGACCATTGAGGGCGGCGTAGCAATGTGTTCTGTTACAGAGGTGGAACAATGGCTTAAGGCAGAAAGTGAGGGATAGCATGGAGAGATTAACATATGTGGCAGAGAATGGAGAAGTTTTATTTCATCCAGCAGATTTACCGGATGATGAGGGAATTACCATTACCCAGCTTGCGAAAGATGGAAGATACAAAGCCCTGGAAGAGATTGCGGAAAGACTTGCAAATAGAGAGCAAGCCGAAGAGCAGGGATTACTTCTGCGGTTGCCGTGCAAGGTTGGAGATACTTTGTATCGGGTAAATAAAGGAGCGAAAGAGCCAGTTATTATGATGCGCATTATCCAGTTATATATCAAGCAGATTCATAAAGACAGAACTGTTATGAGAATTGATGCTATAAATGACGCTGATATGGGTGAGAGTTGCTATTTACAGTGCGACATTGGCGAAAGGATATTCCTTACCAGAGAGGAAGCAGAAGCCAAGTTGAAAGAAATGGAGGAAAAGGATGCTTAATGAAATTTTCGATGTGATGAAATGCTTTCCGAAGAGTTATCTTACTCAATTTGGAGAACTTATTTTATCAGACAAAGGGAATGTATATTTTATAGCAAAAGACTGTAATACACAGAAAGATATTATCTGTAAACTTTTAGAGTGGTGTTCCAGACCTATTGCAAAGGGAGAACCTTACCGCCAAGAGAAGAGAAATAAAGAATGGAGAGAATCGCTTCTTTCTGGATACAATGAATATCTCGGAACACAATTCACGCAAGAGGATATGTACTGGATTTACGATAAACTCGGAAACGCAGTCAATCACGAATTGACGTTGAAATTTATTACAAGCGGATATGATTTGAAGCTTGTATATCCGAAGAAAGGAGAAAGTCATGGAGAATAGATTTTTATACCGCGGAAAAAGGTCTGATAACGGCGAATGGGTGGAAGGATTTTTGTTTATGGTAAATGATGTACCATACATCTTGCCACATCACAAAACAGGGCAGCCAATACACGCAGATAACTTGCTAAAAACAGTTGTCGAAGTGCTGGAAGATACGATCTGCCAGTGCACCGGACTTAAGGACAAGAACGGCAATCTGATTTGGGAGAATGATATTTGCGATAGAAAAGAACAGTATCCAGAGATTGTAAAATATCGCGATGGTGACTGGACATTGGATTACAGTTATGCAATCCATAAGGAAAGCGGGTATTGTTACTGCAACTTAGGATTTTATACAGAAGAAAGAAAATGTGCAGAAGTTATTGGAAATATTTTTGACAATCCGGAACTGTTGGAGGTGTAAGATGCCGAGAACCATAGCGTATAGAGCGGGAGGATTTACAAATTGTGGAATCGGTTACACAAAATTCAGTCAGGAGGAATTGGCAGAAATGAAAGATAGAGTCATGACGGAGAATGAAGCAATTAAAGGACTTGAGACTTCTATTGATTTAGCCAAAATGTGTACACAGAATTACGAGAGAAAAAGAGAAATCCAATGTTACGAGATGGCAATCAATGCATTGAAAGAAATCCAGAAATACCGGAAAATCGGCACGGTGGAAGAATGCCGGGCGGCGGTGGAGAAGCAGACAGCGAAGAAAGTGAAATCAATATCTCAGGTAAAAGACGGAGACAGCTATGTCGGTCTTATAGGGAGATGTCCTTGCTGTGGAGACATATTGGAAGAGGATACCGTATATTGTGATTGTGGTCAGAAATTAGATTGGGGGGATGAAGAATGAACGAAACATTGAAGCCATGTCCGTTCTGCGGTGGAAACGCAATGTTCTTAACCATTACAAATAAGTCATCACAATCATCTGTTGGGGTAATGTTCAAAATCAAATGTATGAAATGCAGAATAGAATTTCCAAAAAGCTATGAATGTGAGATGTACATGGATCAGGACGGAGGCATCAGAACAGGGAAAGACGAGCGAACGAAAGCAATTACAGATTGGAACAGGAGGGCGAACGATGAGACTGATTGATGCGGATGCGCTGAAGAAAGATTTAAAATCGGTTACTTTAAGCAATGGAACTTTAGTAAATACAAATGCAGTATTGTATTTACTAGAAGAATATCCGACGGCTTATGATGTAGACAAGGTTGTGGAGCAGTTGGAAAATGAGAGAAAGTTTTGGGAGAATGCATACAACAGGAATTTGGGAAAAGAGAAAGCAAGAAGTTATGAGCACGCAATCGAGATTGTGAAAGGCGGTGGAGTAAAGTGACAAGAGAAGATAAAGAAGCAATTTTAAATAGTTTTGACGAAACAATGATACAACCGGATGAAGCAATGAACCTCACAGAAATGAGAGCATATGTAAAAGGTTTTGAAGATGCTAGAAATGCAATGTTTGATGCGACTGACAAGTTTTATCGAAGTAATAAGACGGATTAGAACCGTAGAGAAGAGGTGCACTGATATGTCAAAAGCAGCATTAGTTATGGATATGCCGGAATCATGTGATATGTGTGATTTTGTAGATGATGAGCAACCGCCAAGATACGGAGAAAAAACATTGTATTGTGGAGTACCGGGAATGGGAGAGGACGTAACAGATTATATAGAATGTAGACCCGAATCTTGCCCGCTCCGGGAGTTGCCAGAGAAGATACCAGAGTTGAAATCTGGTTATGAAGATCTCGGCACATCAATACGTCGGGTGGGTTGGAATGCCTGCTTAGATGAAATTTTAAAATAAATTGAAAGGAGTGAGATGTTTGCCATCAGATTGGATGATTTAAAAGCAATAAAACGATGAATTTATTGCATAAAACACAACATAATTAAATTTAAAGTGCACTATTGTAGATGTGTGCACGGAATATAAGAAAGGAGCCGGAACCTATCCGGATAAAAGGCGCGCCGGGTTCCTTTCAAAAGAAAATGAAGAATAGTGAATTAAAAGAATATGTAAACAGCTTTCCGGATGATGCACCGGTGAGTATTATCTGCGCGAATCCAAGAAAAAGAAAACTGTACAAGTTGGAAAATGTAATATGGGTGACAGACCAAGGGCAGCCTTTGATCCTTATTGACATTGGAAAAGAATCGGATATGGATGCAGAAATGATATCCGCTTGCGAAGAGGATGAAAAGTCTGCGGATGATCTGGAAGGACAGATGCAAATCGAGGATTTTCCGGAGGTGATGCCGTAATGGATTTTGGATATTACAACATGGATTGTATGGATGGGATGAAAGAGTTCCCGGATGGTTACTTTGACCTTGCGATTGTAGATCCACCGTATGGGATTGGAGAAAATGGAGATAAAAACCATACAAGAAGTAACCTAGCAAAAGCAAAAGATTACAAGAGTTTTAGCGGAATGGATATAAAACCACCAAACGAAAAATATTTCAATGAACTGTTTAGAGTGTCAAAAAATCAGATTATTTGGGGAGCAAATCATTTTATAAGCAAAATGCCGTTTAATAGTAGTTGTTGGATTGTTTGGGATAAAGATAATGGAAATAATGATTTTGCTGATTGTGAACTTGCATGGACTTCGTTCAGTACTGCAGTAAGGAAGATTAAATATAGGTGGCACGGAATGCTTCAGCAAAATATGAAACACAAAGAAAACCGTATTCATCCTACACAAAAACCAGTGGCACTATATGAATGGCTTCTGAATAGCTATGCAAAGCCCGGAGACATTATCCTTGACACACATGTAGGAAGTGCTAGTAGTTTGATAGCCTGCTACAGAACCAACCATCCATATGTTGGCTTTGAACTGGACAAGCATTATTATGATTTGTCCAAAAAGAGATTAGATGCAGAAATGGCACAAATGCGATTATCTGATTTTATGCCGGAGGTGATGCCATGAATTTATTTGAAAAAGTAAAATGCAAAGGCTTTTATAAGCCATTTAAAGACGGAAGATGGCTGTATCTCGACAGGAAAACATTAACTGCTGATGCAATGGACAATAATCTGGCAGATGGAAACAATGATGGCACTTTCGAAAAAAATGTTGAATATATCGAGAAAACTTATTTCAAACACGTTGATAAGAATTTCACAGGTGTAATTGTTGGATATAAGGATATTGTCATCAAAGGCTATCTTGATGCGATTTATGAAGATGAATGTGATGTAGGTATCGGAGTCATTCCAGAAGCGTTTTATGTATCGAAAAGAGCAAAAGAAACGGTAAAATGTGCTGTTGTTTATTATGCGAACAATTTAAAACATTATGTTCCATTGGAAGATTTGGAGGTGCTGTCATGATACAGACAGCAGAAGATAAAGTGAAAGAGTACTGCCAGTGCATCCGCAGAGAAATAGAACACTGGAAAGTTATCAATCAGAACGGGTGTAATGATCCGTTCTGGTCCGATGGATGCAACATGAA